CAAAATGGCTATAACAACCTAACACAAAACAATGAAAATACAAATCAAGTAATTGAAAAGTTAGGTAAACTCATGAAGACAGTTCCAGGTGTGAAACTTCCTGGAAGAGCAGAAGGTGGTACAACAAACGTTAATGACATGGTACCTGGTATCAAAAAATATTGGAATGACCGCGGATATCAGCCAGAGGTTAATATGGATTTAACTCCAACATATGAAGAATATACACGAGAAATTGATGAAGGAAGACCCATTACAGTAAATATTATCAATGATCCATTTTATTCTAATCATACAGTAACTGGAGTGGGATATGAGCAAATGTATATTCCTGAAATAAATGAGGATTTTAAAAACTTGGTTCTCCACGATACATGGGAAGATTCTCCTGTAGAAGCGTACTATAGCTATAACGATAGTAAAAAATATATTCATAACTTTATAACCATTACACCCTTCTCGTTTGTAGATGCCCCACGAAGCCACTGGGCTTATAATGAAATTGCATACATGGCTCAAAATAAAATTATGACGGGTTATGGCAATGGCTATTTTGGTTCTGCAGATAATGTAACCAGAGAACAATTAGCTGCCCTTTTATATAGATATTTAAAACCTGAAACAACAAATGAAAATCCTTTTAAAGACATAAATGATACACCATTCAAAAAAGAGATTTTAGCTTTAACAAAGAGTGGGATATTTTCTGTAAATGCTGAAAAAACTTTTAACCCAAAAGGAACAGCTACAAGAGCTGAAATTGCTACCGTTTTAACCAGGGCATTCCATTTGAAAGTAAAAGCAAACTATGAATTCAATGATATGAAGGGGCATTGGGCAAATGAATATGTAAAAGCTTTATATAGTAATGGTATAGCAACGGGTACAGGTAATAAGAACTTTAGCCCTGATGCAAAAGTAACTCGTGAACAGATGGCTATGTTTTTATACAGAGCTATACATATGGATGAAAACTACAAACCATCTCCAATTTAATAGTTTATAGATTATTTAATATAAAAATAGAAATTGAAATAAAAAAGCTTAGTGTATTTAACACTAAGCTTTTTATTCCAACAATTTTCTTCTTATTCAGTAACATGCAGACTATACCATATTAAGGACAAAATCTATTATGTATCTATAAGAAAAATCAACTATTTGGCAAGTATATTTTAAATGGAGAGCCAGTGCCCGTTGTTCCTACTTTTTTAGTATGGGCTTCATCTTCATAAAATTTAACTACAACGTATTGATACCAATCATTAGTTAACGGATTTTTTTCATATAAATCATAAGTATAATATGCCATTGGTAATTCAAGACTCGCATATAAATTAAGAGCGGCTGTTATAAATTTTACAGATACGTGTAAACCTGGAAATAAAACAAGTGCTAATTGTGCAATACCTGCACTCCCTTTTACAGTTTTTGTATGACCAGAAATGGTACCCATATATTTATAACCACTACCTGCAGATCTTTGTATTACATCTAGACTTCTAGCATTTTTATTAACACTTTCAGCTGCTTTAGATGTATCCCATGTTGCTTTTAGACCTTCTTGCACAACACCGTCTACTTTTACTGTACCATCCACAAAGTTTAATTTCGCCATATGTTTGACACCATCTACAACAATTTGAGTGTCACGAGATGTATTATCATCTGAAATAGTGTCGCTTATCACTTGAACATTTGCAGTCTCATTACTCTTAACCGCGTTTCCATTAGTTGCTGCAAATGAAGAAACAGGAAATAAACTAACCAAACAAGCCGTAGAAATAACACTAGCAAAAACTTTTTTTGATTTACTCACAATAAATCCCCCCTAGATATTTTAGAATTGTCTGACTATATTACTATACCATATTTTTTCTTTTTTTACATATTTTTATATAAAAATATCGATCTTTATATTTTTTCTCACGTTTCGCGTGATTTTTCTGAATTTTTAAATTCGTTAGGTTTATGTGTTAATATGTCTATATACTTATTTTTTTAACCTGAAAATAAATGTATTTATATTAAAAACATATCGAGGTGATTCATAATGGTAAGTAATGTGCATGAAACAGCTAAGCGTACAGCCTATAAAAAGCGTTTTTTTAATACTGTTCTCTCAATTCCCTTAGTTGCTTTAGCCTTATTTTTATTATCTTCATTAGAATTTGCAACAAATTATTTTCTATTAATTACTTTCATTTCTATAATTATAATAGTCTTTCAATTGGTTTATTTTCGCAAAAAATGGAAGATAGGTTAACTGATCAGGGAGATCAAATACTATCTTTTAATCTTGAACTTGAAGAAAGCGCTAAAACTCAGTTTTTATATTACACAAAAGCTGAAGATACTACCTCAGAAACAACATGAGTTAGCGTGAACCTGAGAAGAGATGGTGAAACATTTGACAGTATGTTATATAATGATGCGCAAGACTTAACACTTTTAAATCTATGATAAAACCTACAGGGGTAACATGTTTGAAGAAAAAGAACCCAATAAAGATAATGAAAATATAGTAGTTGATGGGTGTAAGAATCTCTATTTTTGAAGTCCTGCTGATATCAATGTATCACCAAGTATCAAGTGGCATTCTAAAGAGTTTATTTTTCCGAATAATCAATATCCATTAGCCTAGTAAGGATATATTGGGATGGGGATCCAATACATATTATTAAAATTAAAGTGGTCCAGGTCGGAGAAAGGCACCTTTGTGTGTCTTTTCTTTATGAAAGAGTTTCCACAACTTAACAAAAAAAGACACACGCCTTATAAGAGTATGTGTCTTTTAAATCTATATTTTCTTCTGAATATAAAATTATGGTTTGGTGATGGCTTTCCCACCAAATCCCGCGAGTGTTATTGCTTCTGTTACCTTGGTACTATTAGTCTCATTCTCTCCATAAAAAGCGTTTAATGCATCAACAAACCAATCCGTATCTTCTGATATCGTATACCCTTTACTTTTTAGTGAAGAAAGAACGGAAGAAACGATATTATATTTTTGAGAATCATTCATATTAACCCAATCATTCCCGTCGCTTATAGAAGTATTGGTTTCGCTTGTACTAGATTCAGAGGAGCTGTTATCATTATTTATCCATACCCCTTTTGAGTCATACTCACTATAGTCTCCAATGAATATCGTCTGCTCCTTATCTAAGGTTTCAAGATCAATAACGTTTTTATAATACATCTTATATTTTTCTTTACTTGTAGTGAATTCTACATAATATAAGTCGCAATTAAAACCTTTAGCACAGCTTAGCTTCCCAAAGTTATCCTTGTTAACATTTCTAATGATCTCAGTCACACTTGCCATAAAATTATATTTTTCTTTTATACTTAAATCCTCAAATGAATCATTCAATATTCCTATAATATTGTAAAATATATTGATATCATCACTTTCATAAGAATCTTTTTCATAGATAACATTCGTAAGATACTTTTTAAGATTTTCGTTAGAGGTTATTGGTTCGATTAATTTTTGCACTTGTTTTTCTGTTGACACTGCCGCTTCTTTTTTTTCCTCATCCGTTACACCACATGATGTAAGTATAAATAAACTAAAAATAGTTGAAATGAAATAAGTTAATTTTCTCAATTTCCATGCTCCCTTTAAAAATTTAAATAATAATTTCTCACAAAAAAATGTCACAGATAGTCCATCTACATATATAAAATATATTAACACATCATCAAATATATCAATTATATACATGTACTAATTTTATAATGTAATTTTATTAAATTTCACGTACTATATCCGATTGATAAAACCAAATTCCGTAATAAGGCCTATTCTAACCATCCATCCCCTTATCCTCTAACCAAGTAAGTAGTAAATCCCTTATTTATTCCTCTATCTTAGCAAGTAGTTCCTCCAGGTCTTAAACAACCTCACATTTTTCATCATTTCTTCGAATTTAATGTTGACTGAAGGTCTTGAAGGTTTTTATCATGTGGGAACGATTATGGAACACGGCTGGAAGGCAGATTTATCCCCTACTTTGAACGACTACAAAAAAAGTAATCAATCAAAATAGATGGATAAGCGTCTTTGTTTTCGCCATGCGGTCACTTATAAGGTATCCGTATGTATAGACCCTGTTCACTCAGCGATCTTCACCGCATACATCCTTTTTCTATGGCTTGTCCTTGTAATATCGTCCCTACACGACAAACTGAATGTACTCCCTAGCACCGTAATGCTAACGATAACCACCCGAACCTTTTAGAGAATCGTCCCTGGGCAAGTTCTCGCCCTCCCTCACCAGATGAACAGGAATCCAATGAGGGGTGCTGTTTTTGTAGGCGTATACTCAGTACCCCCTGCACGACCAACAGCTAGCCACGCCGTAACACGTTCCCCCTATATGTATAGCAGCACGGAATTACAGCTTATCAGTTTTTATTTACGTGGTATCAGGCAATTCCACGCGAACAAAAAACAAAAAGGCATCTCTAATTCCTAAATGGCCTGTACATCACAAGACTTCTAGGTTTAGAGATGCCCGGTATATATCTTTTAGACTACAAAATAATCAAATCTAGTATTTACTAGTTGAATTTTAGCCCAATCACAGATAAAATGGGTATATCAAATAAGCCTAGTCGAAAGGCATAATTGTTTAAGGATAGTGTTGGTGCACTACTTAAACCGAAGTCCTGCTTGGTTACAGGTTATGTCTAGTAAGTGTTGGTAGCAATTACTAGAACTGAGTCATTCCCGCTAAAGGTTGGTAGCCGATAGCATATGGGAGTGGCTTTTTTATTTTCTGTTCATATTCAATTGTTTTATCGATCTTCGTTTATGTAAAATATCAAATTATGTTTTGTTTTGTAGAATGATGCTTGTTGTGTACTACGTTACAACAAGCTTTATCCTTTGTAAACTGCTGGATTACGCACTTTTTTCAAAATATCCCTATTTCCCTATTTCCCTTTTTCCACTTATAGATATAGGGATATTTCCCCTTTTCCCTATATCTATATTTCCCTATTTTCGTTATTTTTGCATCTACTAACATCTCTACGACATTACATATTTATTTCTTAACTCCCTCTACTTCATACATCAAAAGAATCTTATGATATCAACGTTTTTATTATTAATTACTAACTCTATGATTCTATTGCATATACCGTACATCATTGTTATAATTTCTTTAAAGATATAGAAATATCCCTATTTCTATAGTTAGAAATATCCCCTTTTCCCTATTTCTATTTTTCCCTATTTCTATAAAGGGATATAGGGAAATTTTAAAAATAAATAACTGGAGTGTTAAAAATGGCTATTACAATTACGGTAGGTAATTACAAAGGTGGAGTCGGTAAGACCACGAATGCTGTATTGAACTCTTATGAATTCGCTAAAAAGGGCAAGCGTACATTACTTGTTGACCTTGATCCACAAAGTAACGCAACCAAGTCTTTAATGTTAACAAAATCAATCCTTAATCCTGATGAAATTGTTACTGTTGAAAAAACATTAATGAAAGGAATACAAGAGGGAAACCTAGACGGCTTAGAAGTGGAAATTATGGAGAACTTACATTTACTTCCTTCTTACGTTGATTTTCAGGACTTCGCAAAATTCCTTTATAAAAATTGTTCTTCGGAGGCTGAAGAAGATCATTACTTTAAAGGATTACTTGAAAAGATAAAGCATAAATACGACTACATATTTATCGACGTACCTCCTATGTCACTAGAAGTTACAAAAAATGCAGTTGTAGCTTCTGATTATGTTCTAATTGCTCTGCAAACACAAGAACGTTCTCTTACTGGTGCCGAGAATTATATTAATGAACTTATCAAGTTAAAAGAGCAATATGATCTTGATATTGAAGTAGTTGGCGTTCTTCCTGTCCTATTAAAAAACAACGGTAAAGTTGACGAATACATCATGGAAAATGCTCGTGAAATATTTGGAGAAGAAAACCTATTTAAAAACATCGTCCCTCAAATGGAACGTATTAAACGATTTGATGTGAATGGTATTACTGAAAAAGATAGACATGATATGAATGTAATTGAACTATACGAAACGATTAGTGATGAATTATTATCTCGTGTTGATATGTTTGAAAAAATGAAGGTTGGTGTGTAATATGGCAAGAACTCCTGGTTTGTTAGGTCGAAAGAAAAGTAACTTTGAACCTACTGAGCCTTATGTACCGGAACAAGGACAAGCTACGACGGAAAATAAAGAGGTAGCAGCTACAGTTACTCCTTCTCAACCTAAGATAGAAGAAAAAACAACTACTCGAAAAGAGAAAAGGATCGAGAAAACTGAACCGAAAAAGAAATTTAAAAACCAGCAAGGTAGCATTAAAATTTCTAATCAATCAAAAGAAGAACTTGAAGTATTAATGAAACTTACAAACACAAAATTCAATTATGAAATTATCGACCTGCTTATAGATCGTTATGTAGAAAATGAGCTAACACCTGATCAGAAAAGGAAATTCAAGCTCTTAACAGAGATTTAAAAATATAGAAATATCCCTATTTAGAAATAGGGATATTTCTATATTTCCACTTTTTATTCATGATATCTTTACTTAATCAACCCTATTCAACTTACTTGAATACATGGATAAAACAGCAGATAATAACATAGTTGTTAGCAATACAAATGCAAAATAGTTTAAGATAACAAACTAAAACGAAAAAGGAAATACAGACACCAGAGACACCAGATCGACGTTTAGTGCCATCTAAAACAGCTAAAATTTCACCTGCTGTTTTGCTAAAGCTAAATACCATTAAACCATTTATAAAGGAACAAGAAGGTATGGATAAAACATCAATTAATAACATCATTGACATGCTAGTTGAGCATTATGTAGATTCTCAACTAGTCAACCGACATTCTAAAGCATATAAAGACATGTATAAGCGCCTCTATGAGACGTTAGAGAATAAATAAAGAAAAAAGAAGTATCCCTGTTTTTCATTAAGGATACTTCTTTTTTATGTCCCCTCTTATTAAAACCGCCACCGCTAGCTCATTTACATACTTATCGTTAGCGGAAGGTATTTTAAAATTCTATGTGTAGATTTTTCCTTTTACCTTTTGGATAAACCACCATATTAAAGCTACAAGTAGTAGCAGGAGCGATATTCCCTGAATAAAGAGAAATCCTCCCCAAAAATCAAATTCAGTACTATATGGAGAGTCTGTTGCCATCACGCCAATAAATAAAGCCACTGGAATTGTGCATAGATTTACCCCTAAACAGACCATTATAAATGTTAGATTTTTATCCTTTGTTTTTGGTGAACCAGAATTAAAGAATGAGAATACTGCAAGGCCGATTATAAAATACAGTATTACATAAAGCCGATTAAGATATACCATAATATTCCTCCATTATCCTAATTGTACCATTAGCAAGGTCGATTTTTTATAAATTCGGATGAATAGGATATTCATATAAATTTAACGTTATGTAATATTATTGATAGCAAGAAAAAAACGGATTCCTCCTCTAAAAAGGAATCCACTCTTTCATTATGTACTTCTATACTTGATTTGTTTTCTTTGCTCTTGCAAACTTCCACAAAGCTACAATTATTATGAGGAGTGGTATCCCCTGAATGAAGAGAAATCCTCCCGAAAAATAAAGCACACGACTAACTAGAGGAGGAGCTGTTGCCGAATCACCCGCAACATAAGCTCCATAATTAGCCACGACACCTGCATAATCAGCTATCCCCCCTATAAAAAAAGCCACTGGACTTGTAAGTAGATTTATCCCTAAACAGACCATTATCAATGATAGGTTTTTAGCCTTAATTTTTGATGAACTAGACAAGAAAAAAAAGAATATTGCAGTGCCGAATATAAGAAACAGTGGTACATAATAAATTCCCATAATACCCCTCCATGGCTTAAATTGTACCATCAGCAAGGACAAATTTGAACAAATAGGATATTTATGTAAGTCAGATATAGTGTCTCATTATCAGTAACAAGAACAAAAGTGGATCCCTATTCTCACAAGGAATCCACTTTTTCTTTTTCTTTTTCTTTTTCTTTTTCTACAATTCTATTTTTATACGTTCCTCTTCTTATCCTCACCAAAATCTCCACCACGGCTTTTTCTTGTCTTTCGCAGCAGCAACTTCATCCCGGAATTCCTGCACCAATCTCTTCGTTTCCTGCATTTCACGCAATGTCTTCATCAGCGTTTCATCCCGCGCTTCCAATCGTTTTTCCACTCGCTCATTGTGCGCTTCTACACTTGCTTTGATTTCCTCATTACTTTGCTTCGCTTGCTCACTTAATCGCTTTTCCATCGCTAACATACTATGATTCATTTCTTGCGCCATAACGCTATACTGCTGCTGTAATTGCTGTTTAATGTGGAATGGCACTAAATCCGTTTCCTCAGCCTCTTCTTGAATCAGATCCGGATTAACCTTCTCTATTTGCTGCGCAATCATCTTCGCTGCCTTTTCTAGCGTCATACCGTCATGCTTGCTAAGGTCAATTAATTTTTCAATCACCATAATGTCATTGTCTGTGTATTCTCTTTTTCCTTGTTTATTTTTTCTAATGATGTAGGACTCTCGCTGGAGTACTTCAACGTATTTTCTTAGTGTGCTATCGCTCACATTCAAGCGACTATAGACGTCTTTTGCGGTATAAATTATTTTCATATCCGACATAACGCTATAACACCTCCTAAAGAAAATATTCCATGGCACCATACTAATTCCTGCAAGTAAAGACACATTATATTCCTACTACATTTCACGTGTTTTTTGAAAAGACTTTATTTGTTATAATGTTTTTACAATATATAGGAGGCTTGTTATGGGGAGAAAATTGCTTTTTGAAGATGTCAAAAAAGCCTTTAAAAAACGAAATTATCAATTACTAGAAAAAGAATATATACGTTCTCATATACCAATGAAATTTAGTTGTCCTAATCACCCTGATAAAGACTTAAAAATTAGCTACAATAAATTACAAAGTGGACGAGGTTGTAAATATTGTAGTAAAGAAAAACAAAATAACGCTCAACGACACCCTATCGAAGAGGTTAAATCTAAATTTGAAGATAAGGGTTATATCTTATTGGATAATTTTTATAAAGACTCTCAAACTCCTTTGAAGTATAAATGTTTAAAACATCCCAATGAGGTCCTAAAAATCGCTTACAGATCTCTTTTAAATGGCCATGGTTGTAAATACTGCGGGAGAGAAAAGCTCTCATCTAGTAAAAGGGTAGCATATGAAACTGTTTCTAAAGAATTCGAAAAACGCGGCTATATACTCTTAGAAAAAGATTATATTAACAATCAACAAAAACTACGTTATTTATGTCCAAAACACCCTGAAGAAAATATATACATAACTAGGGCGAATTTAATCAAAGGTTCTGGTTGCTCTTTTTGTAAAAAAGAAGCTTTACGTGAACACAATCTAAAATATACCATTGAGATGGTTTCAAAAAAATTCGAAGAAAGAGGATATCGTTTATTAGAAACACAATATATCCGTAACACGCACCCAATGAAATTTAGTTGTCCTAATCACCCCAATGAAGAATTACATATTAGATTACACGATTTTTTAAAAGGACAAGGTTGCTATAAATGTGGTATTGAAAATAGAAGTGGTGAAAATAGTTACAATTGGAAAGGCGGTATAACACTTCTAAGTCATTATCTAAGAAGCTTTTTAAAAGATTGGATTTTCGAATCGTTAAAGAAACACGACTTCACTTGTTTCATTTCCAAAGAAAGAGGCATTGAACTAGACGTTCATCACCCTATTTCTTTCCATCAATTACGGGATATTGCTGTTAAAGAGTGCAATCTAAATGTTAAGCAAACAATAGGGAGTTACACTTCGGAAGAATTAAATATGATTGTTTCAAAAGTGAAACATCTTCACGAACAGATTGAAGGAATTCCTTTAAGAAAAGATATTCATCAATTTTTCCACGAGGTATACGGTAAAGAAAACAATACTATTAATCAGCTTTATGAATTTAAGGAGCGCTGGGATAATCACGAATTTAAGGAACATTATCAATAACTTAAATAGCCGTCATAACGTCACAACACCTCCTAGTGGCAGTATTCCATGATGGTTAAGAAATTCCTGCAAAGAAAAAAGCCAACTTATATAAGTTGGCTTTTACTGTTTATTTTATTTAAGTTTATCTTGAATTGGTCTTGAAGAAACCGGAATAGCTCTATATAAAAATACCGCAAGTTGTTCACGCGTTACAGATCCATTTGGATCAAAATTATTATCACCTACACCATTAGTTATACCGTTACTGTATAAAATTTGCACAGCTTCATTTGCCCAGTGACCTTGCATATCGTTAAATTGGTGATCGAACTTCTTATTTAACCAAAAAGCATTTTTAAATGAAGCTGCAACTTCCGCTCGCGTTAAAGTACGACTAGGGTAAAATTTCCCATCCGCCACATAAGCAAATACTCCATTATCGTATAATTCTTTAATCTCATTTTGGAACATTGAATTACCTATGTCATTAAAAGGATGCGTTTGGTTTAAAGGATCTTTCCAAATTTTAATAGTTCGATATATGGTTGCTGCTAATTGCTCACGTGTCACTTTATCTTTAGCGCCGAAATAACCATTACCATACCCTTGCATTATTTTATGGTCAGCCATATACTGAATCTCTTTATACGCCCAATGCGATTGAGGTACATCTATAAAAGTACTAGATTGGGCACTTGCAGCTTTTATGCCTAGATTTGTGTTATTATTTGGTGTCTCAGCAAAAGAATTATTTGCAAAAAAAGTTGTACCAAATACTGCTGCGCATACACCTGAAATAATTAATTTTTTCATTACTATTCTCTCCCCTTAATGTTAAACGTCAATAATATAATTCCAACAATCATTATATAACTATTTTAGGATTAGAAAAAGAAGGAATTTATAAAAATTAATCCCAATAATAACCCCTTAATTAATAGAATTATATAGCCTTTGCAATCTCAACAAGTAATCGCATAAACAATGGAATCATTTGAACAACTATATAACCAATCCCTGCCCTTGAAATCAAACTGAATCCCCGCTCCTGGCTACCGACCATAATGAACAGACCGCCACATAACGCTACAACGGACGCTATCGGATAGGACACCGCTTTAATCAAGAAGATAACCGGTTCAAACGCATTTACAATGCGATTGTATAATTGGCCATCTATATAATTTTTTATTGCCCCGTCATTGGACTGCACATCTTTAAATACTTCATTCACATCTGGATTATGTCCATCAGCAAACACATGAGGAATATCTATTATGTTGCTGAATATAATAGCACTACCGATTACTAATGAAACGCGCACTGCGACAGGTGCGTATTTTTTTGCTTTCTTTTTGAACAAGCTCCACTTTTTCTTTGCTCCATAGTTACCATCCATAAAATCTTTGATGCTCATTGTCTCAGTTGCCATATGGACCATCTCCCTATTTTTAATGAAAATCAGTAACCGTAAATATGTTGCAATCCAATCCCTCGCAAAGCTTCTGAAGTTGTTTTCTTCTATATTCTGTCGTGGTGTACCAAATAAACTTGGGTGGCTTCTCAAACACATTGCATTCCATTAACTTTCTATACTTCTGCATCTTGATACGGTTTGCACTCATTTTTTGCTCATGATCCACCTCTACAATGTGATAGCGTCCATTATCCGTAAATAACGCATCCGCAATTATAGAAACGATACCTTTCACATTCATCTTTACTTCTTGCTTCCACGTTTTCGGGCATTCATAAGCAATGTAGATGTCATTTCTCATAATATAATGGCGAAATTGATTCGAACGTTTGAGTATTTTCTTGCTCCCAATACGTTCACGCCCTTCCTTGTTGAGATAATAAACCTTTTCTCCATCCCTAAAACTAGACACATATTCTTCAATACCCTTCATTACACGAGAAGCATTCCTGTCACCACCAAGATCATGAAGTACCTGAATTTGCTTTCTACTAAGAAAGCCGAGTTTCTTCAAGCTCAAGAGTATACTTTCCGTTCGCGCTTCCTTCATTGCTAACTTTTGCATTTTCATGCTCCTTTCTCGCTCTGATATTGATGTGTGGTTTTATGATGTTATCAATCTGCTTGTTATCGATATAAATAGTCTGTAAGACCTTCTTCTCATTTGTTTGGTATATAGCCCTTCCTTTTATGTTGGGAAGACTCTCTGCGCCGCCCTCGTCTAGCACAGCACGGCTCCCTGCTTCTGTCTGTAATCTAAAGCAAACACGGGCCCCAATGTTTTGTCGTAACTGCGATGGTAATGCTTCGTTAGTAGGGTATTGTGTCGCATATACCAAGCGGAATCCCGCTGCCCTGCCACGACGACCTATATCAACAACGATGTCCTTGCACTCCTGATATGGCGTCATGTCGGCTGCTTCATCTACAATGACAAAGTATCTAGTTGGATCCCCGGCTTCTTTTATATCTTCATATCCTTTTTCTAGTAAGTATTCGTTTCTAGCATTCAGTTTATCTTGCAATTCCCTTAGAGTCTCAAGGGCTTCCTCGGGATTCTTCGCAATTGATTCGACTTGATTTAGGAATCTGTATCGGTTGAAAGAGAGACCACCCTTCAAATCGATAAGGAATAGCTTTATATTTTCTGATTGGTTTCGTACCAGAGCTGTAATAATGAGTTTTAATACATTCGATTTCCCCATGTCCGTCATACCGGCTGAAATCATGTGCGATAGCTGATCAAAGTCGTGTTTTACTAATCCATCCCTTGTATAACCGATAGGAACTTCCCATCCTTTGCATTGCTTCGTCATATCTTCTTCAAACTTCACAAAATCAGGAATCCCTTTTTCATAAACTCGTATCTTTAACAAACCATCGTAAGACAGTTCAATTTCCTTTCTAACGATTTTTTTCTTGTTTATGATGTTTTGTATTTGTTTTAAGATATCTTTTCGCAAACGAAGAGATTTGAAGTCTTGTAGTTTGAAATCATAAACTTTACTCTTGTGATTTAACCCATCTTCTAAATGCTGCATCTTTTGTTCGAAATCGGAGAAGCTAAGACCAAGTGGAATCCTATACGCATATTCAACTCCCCAATCATTTCTCGTTTTGCGAAGCAGCTGTATGGTTCTGGTTTCTTTTCCTTCTTTCACTTTTAATCCACAATTCGCGCAAATCCTTTGAATCTTAGAAGCATCAGTCGTTGCTCCTTTTTGATGCATTTTTGCTATAAGAATGACACTACCAACTGCAGCTGAACTTACTAACTCAAATATCACAAACTCACACCACCGTTCTTTCCGTATTCTGCAAGAATAGTCCCTGGAGATTAGAAGAGATGAAAACGGATATGAATCGTTTAAACTATAAGTCTTTCAATGTCTTAAGCAATATTCTGTGAGCGAATTCTATTTAGAATAGGTGAAACGAAGTTTTAAAAGGCTATCAATTTGGAACAGAGATTCGTAATTTGTTTGGTATGGTAAAAGGTATTTCATACTGCTTGATTAACATTCCTATTTTCTGGAGGTTTTAAAAATAAAACTTTTGGACATTCTTGTACTAATGGATAAAATACAGGAGTGATCAAAATGAATTGGCTCAACTTGGGTAAAGGGAGACGTTCTAAATTAGCTAGATTTTTAGACAAAAATGGTGTTACTCAACAGGAATTAGCTGAACGAAGTGGTGTAAGTAAATCTACAATAAGTAGGGTATGTCAAGGTGATGCATTTTCGCCTACAATGAAGAACGCACAAAAAATAGTAAGAGCTTTAAAGAAGATTACAAATAAAGATGATATTCACTATGATGATTTTTGGATGTAGCTTCGTTAGTTAGAATGAGGCTTCTTTTATTTTCCTTCACTTGAACTAAAAATTTTTTTAAAAATACATATAAATTGTATGGAATATTAAAAAGGAGGGATAAAATGAATCCTTATTATTGTTCTACAGGAATTTACAATTCAATTTCACCTAGAGATTTTATGAGTCATGGTGGTCATGGTAGTGGTTCTAGTGGTTTTTTACCACCACAGCAATTTTATACAGGAGGTTGGACTACAGGTGGCTCGCCATATGGGGGCTGGACTTCAGGTGGTTTCTTACCATATGGAAGTTGGACTTCAAGTAGCGTATTTCCCTATGGAGGGTGGGGTTCAGGTGGATATTATCCACCATATGGCGGATGGTCAATTAATGGCTAATAACTTAGTAATAATCAGCTCAATAAATTCGGGCTGATTATTTTTTGAAAAAATCTCTTCATAAAAGAACATACATTCGTATATAATAAGAACTAACGTTCTGTTATTTAGGGGGAATAACGGTGTATGACTATTCAATATTGCCGAATCGAATTGTTTTATGTGTAGATCTTCGTAGCTTTTATGCTTCAGTAAGTTGCATCAAAATGGGATTAGATCCACTTCATACTAAATTAGCTGTAGTTGGTGACGTTAACAGAAATGGCTCAATTGTATTGGCTGCAACTCCACCATTAAAAGCGTTAGGCGTTAAGAAAATGGCAAGATTGTATGAAATACCACGTCGTAAAGATATCCTCGTGGTAAATCCAATTATGAGCACTTACATAAAATGCTCCAATTTCATTACGAAACTAGCTCTACAATATGTTCCTGTTGAGGATTTTCACCAATACTCCATTGATGAATTCTTCATGGATATAACGGATAGTATTCATCTATTTGCTAATGATCCGTATGATTTCGCATTGAAATTCAAACGTGAAATATATGCGAAGACGCGAATCGAATGCACGATAGGAATTGGACCTAATCCTTTAATGAGCAAAGTAGCGTTAGATGTGGAAGCGAAGAAAACGAAAGATTGCATAGCATACTGGAAGTACGAAGATGTACCCATAAAATTATGGCCAATACGACCACTCAATAAATTTTGGGGGATTTCAGGTAAGACAGAAGCAAAGTTAAACCGAAAAGGGATACATTCCATCGGAGACTTGGCTCAGTACCCACTTAAATACTTAAAACAAAGCTTTGGCGTTATTGGCGAAGAATTACACTTACATAGCAACGGCATTGATTTTAGCCGCATATCAGAAAAATACGTTCCAGCAACAACTTCTATTGGTAAAAGTCAAATACTTATGCGTGATTACACCATAGAGGAATTCTCGATTATTCTACTGGAACATATCGAGGAAGTTTGTTATCGAATGCGAAGACAAAACAAACTAGCTCAAACTATTCATTTTTCTATTGGTTACAGTAAAAATTACGCTGGTGGTTTCAGGAAAACTCACACTATGAACCGACCAACCAATTTAACAATGGATATATATAAGATTTGTACATATTTTTTACACGAATTTTATACTGGAGAACCCATTAGAACTATCAATGTTTCTTTAACTAACTTAATCAATGAAGGCGAAGAACAAATCTCACTATTCGATAATGTAATACAACGAGAAAAAGAAATGAAACTAACTAAAGTAATGGACGAAATACGCACTAAATTTGGAAAGAACAGCATATTACGAGGAATTTCGTATACAAATAGTGCGACAGCAAGATACAGAAATACATTGTTAGGGGGACATAAAGCATGAACAACGCTAATATGCCAAAAGGAAGAGGAATGGTTAAATGGACTCCGTTTGCTGCGATGCCGGAGCAATTCGCTGGTATCCGTGAAATCATTAAAGAAAAGACGAAAGTAGAACGACCTACGTTAACACAGGAAGAACAAGAACTTATTGAGAACATGTTGTTATGTTCGTTACTTTCTGAAGAAGAAATAATGATTACATATTACGAAGGTGGTTTTTTACTTACTAACTATATGACTGTCGTGGATATTGATCCGCTGAATAAATCTATAATTTGTACGGATGCATTTTACAATAATATAACGTTGAAATTTATTGACATTATTGATGCAAAATAAAATAAGCCGTCTTACAGGACGGCTCTTGTTTTTTTACTTAATTGTATATACCCAGCCTTTACGGTCAAGATACTCTGTAAATGCTTTTAATTGAAAATCGCTAGTTGGATCAGTTACAGGGTAAACGTACCCGTCACTTTTAAGATTCAAGTTACTTGTCATTTTAACTGAATTTAAAGCACTTACTAATTCAGCCAAGTTCTCTTTACCTATTCCTCCTACCTCTACAACATTACGTTTTTGATTAGGTGGTGGAGTTGGTGTGGTTGGTTGGCTACTTCCAACGGTTTGTCCAGTCAATGCGTATACGATGGAATTCGCAATCTTATCTACATCCCATTTAGCCATATCGGACTCGTTATCGATGAATCCAAGTTCAATTAGGATTGCTGGTGCTTTAGTGCTATTTAATACATAAAGGTCAGTACGTTGTTTCGCACCACGATTAGACCAGCCAATATCTTTAGAGAGTTGAGCTGATACTTTCGCCGCTAAAGATTGTTGGTCATAATAACAAACTTCCACACCGTTTGCAGATCCGTTATAAGCGTTTAAGTGGAATGAAATTACAAGGTCCACACTATGAGAATTACAGTTACGAACGATGTTATTTAAGTTTTGTGCTTGCGTTCTTCCTGCCTCATCGGTGTCATCGTAAACTGTATGACCTAGCGAACGCAACTTAGATGCAACTGCATCCTTTACCTGACGATCCATAATATGTTCTTTTCGATTTCCCCAACTAGCACCTTGTACAAATTCTGTGTGACCACCATGTAAACTATATTTACCCATTATTCAACATCTCCTCTTAGTGTAAGTTGTTTTTTTCTAATACATCTTTTTGTTGTACCCCTTTGTTGCTCAGATAGTTGTTCTTCCAAGCCATATACAGGGTAAATGCTCCTGTAATTACGGCTACTAAATCGTTTGTGATCTTGTCATCAATCGTTTGGTATCCCACAAGATTTAAGACACTGTTAATCACAGCGATTACTAATACGACATAGCGACTAATTGAAGCTGCATCAAATTTTTTCATGCTATCATCTCCTTCCAAATAAAAAAAGTGACCGTATATACGATCACTTTCCTGCGAATTTAAAAAGAGCCATTATCCCACCAGTGATAATAGCCCCAACTACTGTAGTCCCAATCCAAAACACTAATTTATCTAATCTATCCACACGCATATGAGCGCTTTTGGCTGACTGTTGTGCTTCAATTGCTACTTCTTTAACATTGCCTAGTGTATCAAGCTTTGTTTCTACCCTAGTCAACCCTACAAGAAGTTCTTTCATATCATCATGTTTTAATTCAGCCATCTTTTCACTCCTTTTCTAAAAATAAAAAAGCGACATATTTGATCGTCCCTTTTTGGTTTATTCTTTTTCAATTGGTGCGACTTGTTGCGCTGCTATTTGTTCTTCAAGCATTTTAATTTTCGCTTCCATTTCTGCCTTTTCTCGTTCTAATTCTTCTTTTGTAGGTGCGAAATATATTTTCTTTACTTTCTCTTCTATTACTAAATCAATTGCCTGTAACTCTGCAACTCGTCCATTCCAGACAACCTTATAGTTTTGTATCGTGTCAGTTACATAGCGATCAACTCGGAAAAAATGTATATAATCGCTACTCGGGATAATATGTTGTCCACATTCTAACCTTGTTATATTCCCTGCTTCATCTGAATCACAGTACATACATGTTTTATATCGTTCATACAGTTCGTATTTTTCTTTAATTTCCATTTTCATCACCTTTCTTGCCACGCACTTAATAACCTTGCATATGCGGTGTTATTTGCACTATTGGATGCCAGCTTTAAATAGATATACCTCATACGCCCTGTTGGTACACCCAGATCAATCATGGCATTTACATAATAATCATCAGCAATCGTTTTACTATGCATGGTGTACCACAAATCAGCCCCATCTATATCCGTTATTTTCACTTGTGCCGCTGAACCTGGATCAATTGCAAGACTCAATGCAAAAACTAAATATCTCCCCGTGTGTTTAAATGTGAAGTAATTACAATTTGACCATGTTGTATTACGTGTTGCGTACCAATAGGCACTGTAATTCACACCTGGTCCCATAAATGGTGGTTCGTGAGAACTTACATTCATATCAAAATTGGCTATCCCATTTATGATTAAATTGTAACCATCTTCTCGTTCTATTTGTACAGCGCCTTTTTTTGAATACATACCACGATAATCCAATCTTGCAAAAGAATCTGATTTCCCTGTATTTGCTGTGATCCCATTTGAATCTAAGGTGATTGTTGTTGGAAGCGGGCTTGTGAGACGTAAATCAGTTTGGATTTTTTCAATCTTCTCGCGTACTTCATCCGGATTTTCTGTCCATCCAGTTAATATACTACCTTCTTGAAATGCCATCTCAATTACATTTAATGTACCGGATGCCATCCCATTAAAAATATAGGGAGAAAAATATAAATCCTTATCTTTTGGTGTTAAAAAGGTGACATATAACCTTTTCCATTGTTTTGATAAAAATGATTGATCGTACTTAATAATTTCAACCATCTGTCCAGCTGTATCTTTTACTGTATGCGCCCAAAAATGAAGTGGAGTTGTCATTGTTCCATTTTCTGCTGCTGAACCGTATACCATTGCAGAATACGTATAATAGGTATTTCTTTTCAAAGGTATATTAGGTTCAAGGTACTTAACCCCTTGTGGCATAGGGACCCTTAATGTTCTCTTTCCGTTATATAAGATTGAACTATCTGGAACACCGCCACCTTGTCCATTGTCTCCCCACAGTCGATTCGCAATAAAGTCCGCTGTATTTTTTAACATGTTACTACCACCAGCGGTTTGCTCATCCACATTATTTTTCGCTTTTGCTTGGATAGCTTCACTTAGTACGTCTATAGCTTGATAGTATTTAAGCCATGTATCACGCCACAAGGTAGGATTAATCGGGATAACCTTGTCTTTATTACCAATGGATGTATCCCATGCATCAATCGGTGTAAGAGCTTCTAGATACGTTTTTAAATTTGTGTATTGAGTTGCTACGGCTACATAGTTTGTATCTGAAGTTGGTATTCCTATATTGGTAGCCTGTTTTCGGACAGAGTAAAACTCACCTTTGCCTCCACTATCTAAAGCCGTAGCGACTGGCAAGGTGTTTGCTGTATCTGGCAAAACAGATCCGATTATATTTGCTAGTTTATCTTTCACATAACTTCTTTCTGTAATATCAATTTTCGAATCGTCAGCAAGGTTTGAAAGAGTAGTAGCTGCATTTTCGATTTTGTCATTAGCATCCTTATCCAACGATGCTAAGTCTAGAGATTGAACTACCCAATTCTTCCCATCCCACATTTTCAAAACGTTGGGTTTAACAGATGAATCTATCCATAGTGTTCCTGTAGTTGGATTAATAGGGGCTGAACCACTAATTAATGCATCGTTTAAATCAAGTAACGTTATAAAACCTGCTGCTTTTGGCACGCCATCACCTACTCAATCTCACAAATTACAGTGCCTTTACCAGTGACTTCTGACGCTTGCACCGTAAGTGTTTTTCCTGTTTTGTAATTAGTTGTTCCGCCCCAATTCGGAACCATCGTTCCACCTGCGTTATATAAGTACCATTTGTATTGATATTTCGTTCCAGCTGCATCTACTTCTGCTCCCGCTTGGTACAATTTCGCAATAACTTGTACCGTACCTTGTCCGTTTTTAAAGACATTTCCTGTTAACGCTATTGGTGTAACTTGCAATGGGTCTGTTTGGTCTGCAAACGTAACAACATCTACATACGTTTTAGAACTATAAGTAGCAATACATTTAAAGGACGCCATCCCAGCTACAGCTCCGGCTGGAATTGTTAATTTATCCGTAGTATGTCCGCTTGTTCCTCCGCCTGTTGCTGTGGAAATAAGTTTTAACCATCCAACACCTCCACCTTGATCCGTAGCAACGGAAGCATCTTGTTTATACCATTGATACGTTACGCCTGTTGTTTGCTGTGTGGAACCATTAAACACATCGCATTCAGCTATAAGACTACCTGCACTATTTCTAAAAATGTTCCCATTTGGCGCCCATACATATGCAGCAATAGCGTTTTGACCGTTCGCACCATTGCTACCATTTGTTCCATTGCTTCCGTTCGTTCCGTTTGTCACCTTGACTAATTCGATATCCAGTTTAGATGTGATGTCCAATCCTGTTGATGGATCAGTCCATACCACTTCACAAAGATATACTTGCTGATTTTTAGATGCTAAAATATTCGCCTTAATTGTAAGTGGTTTTCCCACTCCAGTACCGATTGAATAATTTGTATCATTTGCAATTGGCGTGTTATTACCTTGCTCATACCATATAATGCTCTTAGCTTGTCCAATAATATCGGTTGCTGTACCGGATACAAATAAAGATGGAGTTAATATCATATTATTTGTTGTCCAGTTAGGCGTATAAGTGTTTCCGTTCGGGTTAAAAATTTGTACTTTTGCCTGATTTGAACCGATGTACCCCGTTAAACTTTTTGCATCGTTCAAATCAATTAAAGTAATTTGACCACTTGCTACAACTGCCATTCTTCATCTTCCTTCCAACTATAATTTATTTATTTCACATGCAAATGTAGCTCGTATATTTACATCTAAATTTGTAATAGTGACCTTCTTACCAGCATTTTCATACGCCTTATTCCATGTGTTATCACCAAGCGAATCAGCGGATTTTCTTGTCCATTTATACATAAAATCAGTTGTATTCGTAACGTCTGTTGCTCCATGATACACACGCGCTTCAAGTTCTGTACTAATTTGACCGTTCTTAAATGTAGTTCCGTTTGTACTTCGAATCTCAACTTTATATACAATATGATTCGTTACTTCATCTAAATTTTTTTGAGCCGTATCAGCAATCTCTTTTGTACGAAACAAGATTAACTCATTTATCTTATTCCTAGATACAAAGTAATTCGTTAAACAACTTTTATATCTGTCACCATTGATAATCGAATCTTTTATCATATTACTCGGTGATAAAATGGCTGCCTTATTATTTTCATCATGTTCAACGGTTAAAAAGTTCTTCAGTTCTTCATATCTTTGTGTATACATATCTCTTTCAAAAATCTTTTCTTCCGGTTTCCAATACCCTGCCGCAATCTGCATAATGGAACTAAATTCATTTTGAATTTTTACCCACTCTGCACTTAGAAATTGTTTTTCAATCACTGTAATTACGTTATCTTCTGATAAGTTATCAATCAAAGTATCTAGCCTATTAGAAACTTTAAAAGGATCATAACCTTCTTCAAAAAATGTACCCGGTCCAACTTTAATGTTATTTGCATCAAATTGGCCAACAACACCTACTGAAGCAACAAGCCCTTCATAAGTAAGAGCTTCTTTAAACGTATTTCCACCATCACGACTAACCCCAATACCTGCACTATTGAAAGCGACAAGGTTGTTGGGGTTGTTAGGATCAACAGCAAGTATTCCATTCTCAAAAACTAGTTCGGTTTGAGCGTTTTTAATAGCTTGTGTTGCACGTTTTACTGCTTCATCAAGAGCGTTGTATATTATTTTTCCATCATTATTCACAATGCCTTTTAATGATTTTTGTATTGCTTGAAGAAGCGTTCCCGATAAACCTTTTTTGTAGTTAGCTAGCGTAACCTTACTGCTAATTATCTCTAATTCATTATTAAACTCTTCATCAATCTCCATGATTCTCGTTTCAATATCCACATTCATCGGCTCATAAATTAAAAGAACCCGATCTCCTTCATTTGGGATAATGTAAGGATATCCGGCTTTTCTTAAATCTATAAAATCAAGCGTCATGCTAATGATAGGAGTGTCTTGTAATGATTCTTTTAAAGCGTTATCTAATCCTGATATTGTGGTGTAGCGTTCGTCATCAATCATAGGAGCTTCAAGGAAACCAAATATATGAACGTTTGGACTTGTATACTCTCTCATTAATCCGTCTTTACCATACCCTCGAATGTATGTAGCGAGTGATTTTGTATCAATTGTACGTTCGAAGGTCTTTATATTAAAGTTATACCTAAATTGAAAATCAGTATCTTCACCAATCTTCGTTTTAAATCTAACTAAGTTTCCGCTAATAGACATTTCCGCTCTATATCGTTCTAATACCTTTTTCAACAAAGATAAGCGATTGTCTTTCCCGAAATTCTCGAAATCTTGAGCGTAAAACGAATCGATTATCGCTGTTTGATACCCAGTACCTTCAAATACAAAGTCTAGTGCATCACGTAATGGCATGCTTCCATCACGCACTTCGTATTTTTGTTTATCAATCATCTTCACAAAGAAATCATGGATACATTCAACTTGTTTATAAAATGTATTACCGATATTCCTTTCGGCTATGGACTTAATTACGTAAGTCTCTCCATCGAATTCGACTTTACTTTCTTCTTGAACAAGTGGGAAAGCGTGCTTATTCTCTTCCGTTGGTATGATGAGAAAACTTATAACTTTCTCTCCATTCACTTTTCGAACACGATTAAAACTTTTAAACCCCGTCAATATTTCTGTGTTTCCCAATACATCTGTAATTGTAATTAAATTCAAACGTTCACCTCCTACCTATAGATAGTAAAATCTAAAATCGAATGAAATAGAAAAGGCACCCGAGGTGCCTGTAATTTCAAAGTCGTTAAATCCTGGATTTAGTGTAATCAAATTTTTATTTGTATTTCGCACAATAGATAAACTGTTCTTCGTGAATCTCACTTGATCTAATCTTATCGTGTCATTTGCTGAAGTTGTTCCTGTATAAGACCACTCATCGCCAGTTGTCTTGTTTTTAATCTTTAAATTGGTCGATGCACCTTTAAATGTAATTAACAAGGGCATTCTTCGTGGGTTGAGCGGAACATTACCAGCATTATAAATACGGAAAGTAGAGGTGGAGTGGACATACTTTGGATCTTCAAATGTTAATCCTTGTCCAATCTGCCATAATTCCAAGTCGATTTCTAACGGAGTCAATGTGGTTCCTATTGATTCGGTAAACGGACTGGCTGATATAAATTTAATATCAAAAAAACCATATATCCTTTGTTGGTCTATTACATAATCTGACTCACATTTAACTAACCATTGTTTGCCTGGATTACGCTTATCAATAATATAAAAAGCTTGCCTACTATCAAATATGTTGAATACTTCATCTCGAAATAGTGCATAGTCCGGCATATCAGATGCTTTTATATAGAAAGAGCAATTGATTTTACGCGGACCATAAACAGTCCCTAAATCAATTGCTCCATGACTTCCTTCTATTTCCTCATAACTATGCTTCGGAGAAGGCGCTGAAGGATTAAAGTCTCTTGTTTCAACACCGATTTCATCTAAATCAAATATATTTCCGTTTAACAATTTTACAATTGTGCCGAGTGTTTTGATATTTTCCAATCTATCAGCGTCCTCCTTGCATATAAGACTTTATTTGAATTTTACCTGCTTGCATGTCGTCTAGGTATGGCTGACTCGATCTTGCAATTTCGTAACCGTCTAGCATTACTACATTCTCTATTACTATATTTCTTGATGAATTATTAGCATTGTCAACTTGTGGGTTTGTAGTTTGAATACTTTTCGAATTACCTTGTCCTACACTAGATGGAACTGATGAAATACTTGCAGGTGTTTTGTATCCAGCAGAAACCATTGGAATTGAAGGACCTGATACAGCGCCCATTGCAACATCACCAAGTGATATTCCTTCAGATAACGAATCGAATGCATCCTTTACTGTTACTGCCATATTTTTTGCAGCTCTTAAAACCGGGTTCTCCATTTGGTTAATACCCCATATTAAACCTTCACCAACGTAATTACCTGTATCTCGCATTTCTCTAGAAGGGGACTTAACTTGTAATACTCTATTTACAGTGCTAACAATGCTACTCCCTAAATCCTTAGCAGCAGATACCGCGGAACTAATCATCGACCCAATTCCACCTATTAATCCTTGAACAATATTTACCCCAGTTTCAAAGAGATCGACATCTCCTAAAGACTCTAAAAGTTGACCACCGATTTCAACTCCAGAACTAAATACCTCTCCAAGTAAACTTAGAACACCATCTATTAGAGCACCAATTAGATCTTTACCTGCAGAAAGTAATTCTGGTAAGTGTTGAATTATCGCTTTAATAAGTTCAGCCATTAGTCTTATTGCAGCAGAAACCAATTGAGGTAGAACCTGAATAATCCCATCGATTAATTTTGTCAAAATTTGAACACCAGCATCTATAATCTGTGGTAGATTCTGGACAATTATTTCTGTAAATTTATCGATTATTTTTATAACTGCATCAACAATTTGCGGGAGAACTTGAATGATCCCTTCAATAAGCTTGGTTAAAATCTGCATTCCTGATTCAATAATTCGCGGTAGATTTTGAATAACAACCTCAGTGAATTTCGTAATAATCTGCATCACAGCATCAATTAATTGAGGTAGCACTTGAATGATTCCCTCAATTAATGAATTAAGGACTTTAATCCCTGCATCTATAATTAACGGCAAATTTTGAACAATGGTATTTAATAATGTTGTCAGAATCTGAATAGCCGCTTCAATTAATTGGGGTAGCATTTGAATGATTCCATTAACTAAAGATAGTAAAATTTGAATCCCTGCATCTATTAACATAGGAATCATAGGAATTATTGTTTGAATGAACATTGTTATAACTTGTATTGCCGTCTGTACAATCATAGGTAACATTTGTGTAATACCTTGAACAAATGCATTTATAATTTGAACTGCAGCTTCAATAATTACAGGCAAAGCCGTTACAATCGCATTAACTATTGTTTGTATCAAGGAGATACCAATTGCTATAATCTGCGGTAATAGCGTTGTGATCCCTGTTATAAAGGTTGTAATGATTTGTAAAACGGCTGCTACGATTTGTGGCAGTGCTTGTGTAATCCCTTGCACTATTCCAGTGATTATTTTAACTCCTTGTTCTAGAAAAACAGATAATTGAGTCGTTACAAAGTTCGTTAATCCTAAAACTAGATTGTTTAGAATTTCTCCAAACTTACTAACCATTTGAGCGCCACCAACCCCAGTTGCTTCTGTCATTCTAGCGAACATAGTGCCAATTCCGATGACTAATCCAGGTATACCGCCAATCAAAATAGCTAAAATTGATGGGAAAATCGTTTTAAACACTTCAGTTATTCCGGAAAAGTCACCATGAAATGCTTGTATAATAGAAGTCTTCATTGAATTTAGTGATTCTTTGATTTGGTTAACCAAATTATTAATCGCCTGTATCGTTTCGTTACTAAAACCAATGGATTTCAACAATTTATTACCAGCATCTGCATTACCACTAATAATTTTCCAAAAAGCTTTTATTGTATTTAATGCATTGTTAATAGCATTCCTAAACGGTTCAATGTTTTTGTAAGCGTATGTGAATCCTACCGCCAATCCTGTTATTGCCGCTGCGAGAGCCCAAGCTACAGGAGTAGCCATTGCTAATACAAGAACAGCAGGTTTAATAATCATCCATAATGCGGCAAACGCTGCTCTGTAACCCAATAATAATCCCATTCCTGCGCCCAATGGCAACAATAGGAGCGTTAAGGCTGGAACAAGCATCATTGTCCCTTGAATGAATTTCGCTAAAGTAGGATGTGCTTCATTAAACGCTATAACCATTTTCGCCATAGCATTGACGAAATTAAAAATTGGAATCATTAGAGCTGCAAAAGCATCCCTCATCGGCTGTAGTGCTTTTGTTAACGACTCCATCATATTTTTATATGCTTCTGCATATTTCGGATTCATTTCCATATTTGCCTTGTGCAATTTTCCATAGAATAACACTGCACTAACTCCCACGACTAAGAAAGCCTGTCCCATACCCATTACAGACTGATTTATAATTCTGATCTGATCATTTAGTTGTTTAGCATTTGCGTTAGGACCCAAAAACTCTAAAGCGAGCTGTGCTGCACTACTTCTATTCGCTAACCTTTCCATTACATTAGTGGCCATTAATGTACCTCGTGATAAGTTATATAACGGATTTCCCATACGTTGTAAATTAGCCGTTAACTTACTAGAAGTTGTAGACATGTTGTTCATCATACCGATTGTTTGGAGTATAGATGCCTGTGCCGCCACATCATTTGCCATCATTGCGTCATTAGCAGCTTTTTCAGCAGCGCCAATTGCATTAATCTGAGAAATTAAATCCTGGGCACTTCCAGAATACGTTGCCATTCCCATAGCAGCATCCAAATACGCTAATTTCGTACGTTTTAATTCTTCAATGTGTGGACGCATTGCTTCTCGTTGCGCAGCTTTTAATTGTCTTAACCGTTGACTGTATTCGCTATTTGCATCCCCCATATTTTCGATACTTCTTCGATACTCCCGAGATGTACGATTTGTTGTTCTAACAAAATCATTTAATTGACTTTGCATAGCCGCCATTTCTCTTCGTATCTGATCAGTCTCAGCCCTAAACTGAACGATTAATTCCTCTTGTGTCGCCAAAATCTCACCTACCTTTCAATCAACCTAAATTGAGATTTTGTAAGAATTTCATATCTTCCTCAGCTTGCTTCGCACGATTTTCAATAGATTTTTTCTTCTGTTCATCAGTAATCATTTTCGATCTATCAAATAAATCTTTTGGTTTCATACTCTTCTTTGGATTACTGTGATAAACCGAGCGCATCATCAGAGCAAATATGCTATAGGTTTGCAATTCATCTAAATATTGTTCATTTCTCCCTGTCATCATATTTTGAAACTCACGGGGAGTCAGGTTCATTACCTCATTTGGTAATAAACCTAAATACCTAAATCCATCCTGCTGCACCTTGTCTATTTCTTCTCTAGAGAAGTTTGCGGTTCGTCGTCCGTCCCGTACATTTCCTCCGCGATCTCCTTGAAATCTGGATTCTTCGCTAGTAATTGTTTCTTCATTCGGTTTTTGTACTGCTTCGTCTTCGCTTTGTAGAAAAAATTGTCCGCTACCACTTCGTTAAGGACATCTTCAATGTATTGTTGGGAGATTTTCTCCTCTACAAACAGTTTTTCAATAGTAGCTGTAACTTTAGCTCGTGTAAATCCTTCTTCTGTATGCATTAATCCGAAATAGACCGCATCTTCAAACAGGTCTAAATCACCTTGTAAACAAGCAGCGATAACCTGATTTGCGCCCCCTTCATATTTCTTGTTCAATTCTGCAATAGATTTATAAGTAAGCTTTAATTCATATTCTTTTCCTTCGATTTCAAAACGCATATATATCAATCTCCTTTTAATTGGATGTTATTTTCAAATTTAAAAAAAGCGGTGAAAACCGCTCTTTATTCTCCTGCACCTTTAGGAATTTCAGTTAATGTTTCTGTACGTGTTGTACCAGAAAGCTTTGTCTCTACTGAATAAGAAACAAATTCTCCAGTAGATGATGATCTTTCAAAAGAAGTCAGCATATATGTTCCAATTTCAGCTTCTTTTGTACGCTTATTAATTTCATAAATCTCGATGTACTCTTTGTTTCGAATAGCAGCTTTTGCAGCCGGGTAGAACACGTCTCCCTCTGATAACGTACAACCAAATGAACGAGTCTCAGATACTTTACCATAGTCATTAATCGTTCTATCTTTCGACTCTGCTTCAATCTCATCTGCTTCAATACTATGAGATTCTTCGTTTTGATCAAACGGACGAACTAATTTTTTTGCTGTTGGATTTGCTGGGTCCTTTATCATCGCAGCGATAATATATTCGTCACCACGATACATTTTATTTTTCACAGTAGGTGTTGTTTCAGTTGTGCCAGCCATACATTCACACTCCCTAATTCAAGTAAGTTTGTTGGTATTCAAAAATCAGTGTTAATTGCGCTGAACCAACCTCAACTGGGGCGGTAGTCACCCTTCTTAAATAGACGGTATCAGTCGATTCACTTCCGTCTTCATTACGAAGATTCACTGTATAACCGCTACGTCTAATTAAGTTTGCAATCTCATCAGATAGACTCATAGCTTCCTCTGTCGTTGCATTAAAAAACCTCACTGTCATTGTGTACAGTAAGGTGAATGTATCCTTTGTATTTTTCAAATCATTCGTTGATAAGTGCGGGAAGTAAACTGAAGGCACTCTTATTTCGTCTGGTACCTGCTCATGATAAGCGAATGTACCTTGAGGCAGGTTATCAAAGATGAGGGCTTTCATAGAACCATGTATTTGTGCATACATAACCTAACCTCCATGTACCCATTGCCTAAATTTACGGTCGAATGCAGTTTGGAACATACGCTCATAGATAGCGATAGCATTATCCCAGTAAGGACGACCTTCTATAAATTTAGCAGTTAACATCATCCCAGTCGGTGCATGTGGATCATATTCGAAATTATGATCTTCCCATCTTCCAGGGACAAATCGTCTAACTTGTTGGTGGCCGTCATTTACAACCTTAGCATAAGAAACCGAAGTACCCACATCAAGTGTCAATCCACCATCAGAAGAGCGCCATACGTTTTCTCCATCTCCTTTTGTAAATGAATTCAAAAGAAGCCTAGTGTCTACAACTGCTAGTGAAATGATTTGATTTTGAACCTCTTCTAAAAACTGAAATCCGCTAGCTTCAAGCCATAAAGCAACGTTCTGATCTAACCCGTTCGCCATACGATTCAACTTAGCACTGAATTCTCGGAATCCTCTAGTCGTTATTTGGCTAACCATGGCTCACTCTTCCTTTCTGCAGTGGCCTTTATATGCGAAACCTCGCTAGTAAGTGGATGCACTACCGGAAAAGGATTGCGTATATAGTAAACGACATCAGTATTCTTCTTGATTACCTTGTCATTATGTTTTATATCTGTACCAGGCATAAGTAGCACTCGTGTGTGCTGTTCATTTAGTTGATTTGGTGCAGATTGTATTGCAGTAGGTCTAGCACTTACTACATTCTCTGCAAAGTAACAACTTTGTTCTGCTATATCAGGATTTTCATTGTAATAATATACAGTTTCTCCTGGCTGACCAAACTTACCTGGCTGTTCTTTCTTCTGCAAATGGTAAACATCACATGCGTGAACCATCATTCCTTTTAGAGACATTAAATAGACCTCATTTTAAATATGACTTTCTTTTTACTTGTGTTAGGTATAAATCCCTTTAATAAATTAAGCACATCCGGTTTGGTGATACTTGAACTATCCTTCGTATACGAATAATCCCCTCCACCAACACTTTCAGACTTAATGCCCTCCATAGCTTTCGTATCAGCATTTTTATAAGCGTAATGCTGTGCCAACTTCTTACAAGCTAGTTTTACCTCTTTAGGAATTACCGGGAATCTCGTTATATCAGCGAAATTAGCTATGTTAGGAATATTATTAATCTCTGTTTCCGCCTCAAGTATATCCTGCTCCAATAGAGGAACAGGACGCTTTTTCACTTCAGGCAGCACAGTATAATCTATTAATTCTTGAGCAGTAATAAGCGACATACCTATCACTCCTCTCCTTTAGATTTACTACCTTCTTTTCGGACTGCAAATTGTTCGTTACCACTTAGATAATCGTACGTTTTCTTTGTAACCTTCTCTTCTTGCCCCAATAAAAATAGACGTTCATGGACGTCATATGTTTTCCCGACTATTAATTTAGCATAGTAATTCAAAAGTCATCACTCCTTAACTTTGATAACTTTTGCCACTGCATCTTCCTCTTCGAACTTCACATCAACTTTCGCAGTTAAAACAATAATGAATTTACGAGCGCGAATATCCTTATCCACTTCAATTCGAATATTACGGCTCATACCTGTCACAATATTTTTAGGAAGAGTTAATAAAATATCAGATACAGTATTGGCTCCATCATTATATGGCTGTAACATAGCAATCCCCTCTACTGGAATACCATAAGCAGAAGCTAAACCACCTTGAAGTGAAACATCCCCTAAGTTAGTTTGTCGCATTGCAACTTGATCTTTCCATTCAATTTCTAAACCATGTGATGTGTAAAACTTCCAATCTTTAGGGTTACGCAGGTATTTAGCAGGAACAGCTTTATAAGCTTTCTTAAATACATCTTTAGTAAATGCACCTGCAGCACCATCTACAACATGCGAAGTTGCTTGTTTACGCAGACCATCTAATAAAGCTAAATAAGGATCTGTAGATGCTATATCACCATTCAAAATTAATTCTTCAATATCTAATGCAGCACGATCTGCAATCATCTGCATGATAGTATTTTGAAGATTCCCACCCTCAATATTGTTTTCCAACGTATCATAAGTAATATGCACTTCAGCAATTACTTCTTTGGCATTTAACGTAATTGTACTAGTTGATGGAGCAGAGCGATCAGAGTCTTTTAAAGGTACACCTTCAACGCCAGGACGAAGAATACGGGAACCAAAGCCAATCTTTTCAATTTTAAGTGTGTCTGAAGCCATTTGAATAAACCGCGAATCCTTTAAAATAGTAGGGGAGTTTTGCACCATACGTAAGAATGTATCAGCTTGTTCAGGATTCATTAAACCACCACTAGCCAATGTGGCAAGAGTAACGTCTGCTTTTTCAATAATTGTTTTGTTATTAAGTGTCATATACCTTTTCCTCCTTCAGGCTTACAGTAAGCCATTCCATACAGATTTTTTGACTTCAGTTTTTTCAACAACATCAGTATCTTGTTGATTGCTAACGCCTTGAGATTTTTTCAACGTTTCAATCTCTTCACGTAGAGGAGCAGTCGCAGCTTCAACAGCTTTTTCTACTCTAATATCTTCTTCTGTTTTTTCCTCGTCGAGATTAAGATGTTTTTTAACAGAAGCTAATTCCTCTTTAATTGGATTCACTGCTTTCTCTACTGCGGATGCTAATGTCTTTTCTAACTGTTCTTGATTAAACTCCATATTATCTTCCTCACTTCCTGCACCTTCTGTTGACGGTGCGACGCGTGTTTTTAGATTTGTTAAAGAATCAATAGCTGCATCGATATCAGCCATGTTCACATTACTGATTTCCATACCAGCTTTTTCTACTGCGGAAAGGAATGTTGCTTCATCATCAGCATCTTTCACAACTTCAATCTGTTTTTGCCCACTAAAAAAGCCCTTCACCAATTGGAAGAAGGACTTCATTTGTTTCTCTTCAGTTTTAGTTACTTCTTCCTCAATTACTTCTGTCTCGGCAACTCCTGCAAGGGAATAGCCTGTCATTTTTCCATCTTTAATATCTTTCCAAATCTCATCGGTTGCTTCTGTCACCAGTACCCATGTACCTTTTGTGATTATTTCACCGTTTATTTCCATATCGACAGGAGCTACATAACTTTCTACTACTTTTCCTGCTCCTGCATTAAAATCATGTTGAGTGTCGATATTACGATACTTAGCAATAAAATTATGAGCGGATTTTTCTATTTCTTCCGCAGTCATGAAATCCCCGTGTGCGTCATGAGTGTTTGGGTCATCCGCGCTGCCAGGAGAGTATACAATTCCATATACAAGTTTTTGCTCTTCGTCTTCACCTTTAATAATTTTTACTTCTTTTTCAAATGTTGGTTCCTGTTCACTTTTCGTTAAGAAGAATTTCTTTTTGTTTGCAGCTTTATCCACAATAGAAACAAAACTTACATCCACGTTTTTTAGTTTTCTTGGCATTTACTCACCCCCTTTCAAATATGAATCAGCTTAATTTTAGAAGTCTTCATTTCTTGTTCAACTCCTTCAAAGTTTCTTCCCTAATCTTCTGTTTCTCTTCTTCAGATAGGCCTAATATATTGTTATCTACGGCAGGGGACATAATACATTTACAGTTAATTCTTTCACGCCCACTTAACGAACTATCACGAGGAAACATACACCGTTCTCCAGAACCGGGGAGCTCAAATTCTTCCTCTACCAGAACCGTTGTACCGTCATACGCCACATGATTATCACGAGGTTGATTGTTCTTTGTACCGCTATGACGCCACTTCTTACCTATTACAGCAGGGGATTGGCGATATGATTCAAATTGAGAAGCAGAACATGCTGCGAGGACTTTTGTCTGCGCTGTTGTCTTTGCTCTTTTACGGTCGAATTCCGGTAGCTTCGCAAGCTCTCTTGCTATTTCACGAATACCTTTCCCTTTCTCTAATCCCTCGTTTAAAATACGCTCTACTGCTTTTTGCGAGTTAATCTGCATTAACTTACCTAATTCATCAGACCAACTATTAATCCACTTTGTAGTGCGTTTTGAGAAGATATTAAACTGAATATCAGGATCAATTGCATCCATGAAAGCTTTCGTCATATCCTTCATCGTGTAATTAAGGAATTTCCTCGCTGCTTTACTCAAACTTTTAGCGAATGTATCAGCTCCAAATAGACTGCCAGTAACAAAGTTAATAACATCCTTTATCGTGATACCCTTTTCGATAGCATCCTTTTTCGTATAGTTCTTAATTCCATCAACAATGTACCTCTTCTGCTTCCGAAGTAGCTTGGCAACTTCCTTTTCGAAGTCCTCAACGTATCCCGGTAACATGTCTAATACTTCCAGATCATCAGGCAATGAATCTGTAAAATCACCCGTATCAGCTTTCTCTATCCACTCATTTAATGAATCTAGCAGTTTATCAATCTTCTGCATCTTGCATCGACTCCAATAAGTCTCGTACATCTTTCATTACATTTACGAGTTCTTCCTTAGCATTACCACCAGCTGATTTTTGTAGCTTCTCACTTAACCCTTCCTCCCAACCGCTTACCTTACGATGTCTTTCTAAAACTAAAGCAACTGGTTGATCCGCTTCAAGAATATCATAATCTGAGAGCTCTTTATTTAGCATATTACTAGCAATATTGCGTATATCCTGGAATGTTAAACCACCCTTATCAGCAAGCACCTCAATAGTTTTAACCATATCCTCCGTGTTACTGATCTCTGATTTTCGTAGGTTTACGTATACGTGTTTTAATCCATATGGAAGTAGCAGCACATTGTTAATAATAAATTCTAAAGCGCTTCGTTCCGGTTCAAATACCTGCTCTTCTGTAATCTCTCGTACAGATTCAGCAGTTGCTCTGTTAAAGTCGCGAATATAACCTACATATACGTCTGGTAAACGGAATGCTGATTGTACTTTTTGACGTGATTTCTCATCGTATTCAAGGAATAGAGCATCATTTTGCAGGATATCTGCTAGTGATTTAAGCTCGATATCCACTGACGTTGGAGTATCACCTACAATACCCTCTTCAGCACTTTCCACTTGCAGTAGCAGATATTTATGTTGATTATCTTCACCTTCAACATTCGAAACATAATCAGTTAGAGCTGCTTCACTTTCTTCTGATAAAATCCCATTCTTCAGTAAGATAGCCATCGGAATATGACGCCCTTGTTTGAAATAGCGTAAATTTAATTCCTCTGCCTTCCTAGCTCCTACCATATGAACAACATGCGATACCCAACGCGGGATACCATAAGGGCCATTCCCTATCTTCAGTTGTATTACTTCAGTGGCGTTTTTTCCGCCAAATGTAGAAGTACCAAATTGGCCAGTTTCTTTATTCAAGAAGCGTGGATCCCCGAATTCTTTAAAGTACGTGTCAGTAGTTCCTACTCGCTGCACATAACGACGAAATAGTTTTTTTCTTTTAACTTCATTTCCGTTAATGGTATAAGTAACCTCTTGAGGTTTATCATCCTTACGTGTGACCCTCATGTACTGCGACAACATATTTACTAATTCAGCAGGTTTCCCATCTAAATTACGAATCACTTCAATATATCCATTACCTGTGGTTTCTCTATCGTCGATACTTGTCTCAAGAACTTCTTTAAACGGTTTGTCGAAACTAAAGAAAGGAATTACCTCATCATTCACAAAGGACCACTCCATTTTCATCTCTGTCGTTTCTTTAATATCACCTTGCTTATACTTCATCTCATGACCAAATCCAGCAATATTACGCTTATACGCATCAATACACTGCCCTAGAATCGTACTATTTTCCCTAATCTGCTGCAAATCTTCAATTCTATAAGGCGGTTCGATAATATCATTAACTGCGTTCTTCTCATTCTCGTACTCCTGTTGGCGAGATAATACTTGAGTACTTGTCCCCGCTGCCTTAATTACCTTTGCACTAACTTTCCTTTTCTTTGTCATTAAGTTGCTTCACCTCATTTCTTTTTCTTCTTTTTACGTAATCCGAATATAATCGTGTTAATGAAGTATCTCGTTTCGTCCATGTGATGGTCATTCTCTTTAAGTGGTTTATCCTCACCGCGTTGGATTGCTTTTTCATCCCATATATAAGAGGCAAACTCCTTAAATGTTTCATCACAGCGGTCGTTAAAATAAATAATGCCCGTGTTTAGCGCAACGCCGACATTACCAATACCCTCTTTAACATTATTTCGAGCTTTATATACTTTTCGTTTATTTCTAACTAATAAAGCTATGAATGAAGCAGCGGATGGGTCAACTACAGTACCACGAATAGGTAAATCTCCTACAAACTTTTCAAAGTCCTCGTAATATTCCTGGTCTGTTTTCTGCTTTTCTGTTTCTCTACCGCTATAACGGTACTCTTTCACCTTGTACCATACTTCTTCGCCTTTTTCGATGCACTTGCCCCACAAACCATATACCATAGCGTTCTGCGTACCATAGTCACAAGAGACAAAGTATTCAACGTAGTCCCTTGGGATTGTAGGAACTTTATGCTTATTTTCATCAAACATATCGAATATAAGTCCTGAAGCAGCTGCCCAAAGTCCTAATATATAACGTTTGAAGAAAACTCCGCTGTACATCTTGTAATAGCGCTCTTTTACTTTTTCAGACAACGATAAGTTATCGTCCATCGTAAAACGAATGTGTAGTAAGTTCTTCTCTTTCACCTTATCTAGCCATTCTGTTTTAAACCAATGATACGGGCCACCAGGGTTACAGTTAAACCAGACTTTTGAACCTTCTACAGAACAACGACCAGTCGCTTGGTTAACAAATGAACGAACCATAAGTACAACTTCGTCAAAGAAACATCCAGCTAAAGTGATGCCTTGGATAAGGTCCTGCGACGCTTCATCTTTACCACCAAAGATATAAAAGAAGTTTGTCACGCCATCCTTAGTAATGGTAAGCATATTCTCACTGCGATGGTCCTTCACCTTATAACCGCGAGACTTAAGCATCTTTTTAAGTGGCGTTATAACGTTACGACGGTGCGAACCAATCGTTTTACCGCACATACCAAAGTTCTCACCTTCAAATGATTCCATTGCCCACATCACATAGGAAAGAGCCATTGATACTGTCTTACCAGCACGAATAGAACCATCACAAATAATCCCGTCATAATCTTTAACGGGACTGTTAGACTTCCACCAGGTTAATACCTTCAACTGTTTCTTGGAGAATTGCTTAAATTTGAATGGAGCGGGTTTCTTTTTACCCTTCGGAATCGTCGTCATAGTCATTCCACGCTTCCTCTACCTTGCCTTCTAGCGCTTCTTTGAAACCATCGTCTTCATACTCTTCCCCATCTTCTCCCTTAATACGAGCAGTGTCAGCTTTCGTTTTTTCAATGTTAACTTTCATCTGCTCTAACTTCAATCGTCTCTCATCATCAGCATTTGCTAACTTATCGAACCTCTCAATCATAGAGGATAACGCTGTCATAGCGCGCGAATAAGCTGTAAGTAAATTAGCTTGTTTATCCCATGCAAACTGCACTGTGTACGCGTCTCCATTCAGTGATTCGCTAATCATCTCTTTTGACATATCGTTTTGACTGCGAACATGCATAATACGTTGTGAATTAAGGATATTGAAGTATTGCAGTTGAATAGAGTGGAATAGCATATCTAATTCAGTATGATTTTGTATTTCATCTAGCAATTCCATTGCATGCGGATCGTCACTCGGGATTATCTTCCTAAACAATCCATGCGTCATAGCGTTATGGTTCCCTTTTGGCGGGCCATGCCCTACTGCATTCTTGTTCCCATACTTAGGATTCTTGTTTCCCGGATTACCCACTGCATTCTTATTCCCAATGGGTGCACCTGTTTTCTTGGTTTGGGTGCATCCTTTTTCGTCTTTTGGGTGCACCCCTTTTCGATTCCAGCCATGCCTTTTTCGCCAGGACTTAATTGTATTAATACTGACCCCATATTTCTCAGCCAGTTCCTTATACTTCATACCTTGCATGTAATCTTCTTGAGCTAACTCGTGTTTTTGTTTCACTCCATATCACCCACCTCCTTCTATATAATAGGAAGAAACTCGTTATAACTCTTCCTTATAGTAATTACTCTTCAAAATCCTTTTATTTAAATGTATAATTATATAAAAAGTTCTAAAAATTTGAATCGAGGTGAAAATCATGAGAAGTTTTAGTTCATTATTGATCTCTACTATCTGTTCAGCAATCCTCTTAGTTTGTAGTTCCCTTTCTTTTTATAATGAATTCTCAACAGGACATACATACTACTGGATTTACGGTATCATAGCCTTGGTTTTCCTTCTATTCTTTATCTTAAACGTGCGAGATATCATCAAGAAAAACTATAGAACATCAGGACAATAGGAGTTGATACATATGTGGAAAAAAATTAAGAATTATAGATTGAGCTTAAAAGATTTAAAGTTCATGTTATGGTTGTTCGGTATTACATGTTTTATATACGGATACAATTTCATTACAGGATTAGCTTTTGACCACAAATTCCAAGTCTATGATTTAGGTGGCTCTATAGCGACATTCGCCGCATTTATGGATACTAAGAATAGGATTAAAAATAAGAATTATAAGACTGCTTAATGTAAATGGGATCCTTCAGGGTTCCTTTTTCTATGCAAAATAAAAAAGCAGCGGATTCGCTACTTTTAATTAATTAACAATGATACAGTTGACCACGAATTTCGCCATTAGGATGTTGTACAGTATGAACATTAATATAAATGTTTCCAGCGATAATTTCATCTACAAGAGCATTTAATGTTTGACCAGCCAACGGCCCAACCAAATCCTCTTGAGTAATTATTCCTGTAAAAGTTGCACACTCTATTGAAACTGGATTTGTTATAGGTCCAAATAAAAAAGCTACAACAGGACCATTTGTTCCTTTTGCTCCTAGATGCAGATGGGCAACTACTACATTCTCTATATCAAATAACTCCAACTTAAATTTTAAACTAAGCTCGTCCCGGCTCAATTTAAAGAAAGCTTGTCCTCGAGCATCTGTTTCTACTGGTGGAACTTCATTTCTGCCACGTAACTTTGCGAAGAACATATTTATCACTCCTATGCTTTTTATTTACTCCTAATATATTCATGTCCTTCTTATATGGTGAAAAAATAAAAAGTAGCTGTTAGGCTACTTTAACTGTTTATTATTTACTTATATTCCTCCTCTTTTAATTCTTTCGCTTTAGCATAAATAGTAGAACGCGGAACTCCCGTCATTTTTGAAATATCATTTACACTTAATCCATTCTCTTTCCTATTAAAGAATAAGTTCATAGCCTGCTTAACCTGTTTTTCATCCTGTCCTTTACGTCCCATATGTTTACCCATCGCTTTAGCTCTTTCTCTTCCTTCAGCTGTTCTTTCATTAATTAAATCTCTTTCAAACTCAGCAATAGCCCCTAACATAGTAAACATCAATTTACCTGCTGGTGTAGAGAAATCAATTTGTTCTTTAAGAAATACCACCGCTATTCCTCTATCCGCTAATTGATTTACAATCTTATGCAAATCAAATATTGATCTAGCTAAACGATCTATTTTACAAACAACAAATTTATCTCCTTCTCTCATATACTCTAATGCCTTTTGCAATTCTTCCCGATCACTATTAGCTCCACTGTACTTTTCAGAATATATTTTGCCACATCCATATTCTGTTAACCTTTCAATTTGTGCATCTAAATTTTGATCTTTTGTACTTACCCTTGCATAACCAACGATAGCCATCCAAATCACCTCAAAATAGTCTAAAAGTCTTAAGAATTATATACTTTTATTTTAGACTATCTTTTAGACATTAACAACTATCTGTTTACAAAGTTTTTACCCTATAAATTTTAACTGTACAAAAGGGTCAACTTTTAGACAGTTAAGCAGGACAGTTATTTTCTTTCGTTGTGTTCGTTTGTTTTGTAAAACAGGACAAATCTATCAATTCATTTAAATTTATAAATCCAGCTATCACGTTTTATCGTTTTATTCATATACTGTATTAGATTGCTAGAAAGGAGGCGTAAGCATGGACAGTTGTGTTTTGTTCGTTAATGGACAACCTTTTTTAGTGGTCTCAGTTGCTGGAATCGAAATTGCTAGATTAGAGCTTTCTCTTCAAGTAGCATTGACTTTAATAGCATTAGGGATTCCAATTTGTGCGTAAGCCTTAGGTATTTATTAAAAAGAGGGCTTTTGTCCTCTTTTTTATTTCTCCCCTTATCTTTCCTTAACAACAAACAAGACGCCACCCAGATCACGGCAGCGCCTACAATAATTACTATTGGTTTAATCAATAATTTACCAACAATCCTAATTGACGTAGGATTTCTGAGAACGAATAACCATACGCAAAACCTACAATACGAATTCCTGGAGTGTATCTATGTTCTAAATCTTCATTATACGTTTTCTTATAATATGCTAGTTTAGAATCAATGTTATGTTTGTCGTTAATAATTACTTCATCGCTAGGAATTCCATCCATTTCAATTAGAACAGCTACATACTCTGCTTCTTCATTTAAAGCTTCATTAAAACACTTTTCTAACGCTTCTAATGTTATACCCATCACTCCCCTTCTAATTTAATGCCTGTTTTGCTCAATAAAAAAGAGCATCCACGTCAGTAGATGCTGAAATATGTGAATGGCTTCTCGATGAGCATTGAATAGGATATAAGCGGTTAGCTTGTCCTACACTATACTATATGATTGCTTTATGAAAATGGTTCATCAAAAAGGCACCTTATCCAGGTGCCCTTTTGTGAACATAGGGGTAACGCAGCAATAATCCTAATATCGTGGTGTCAATATCATTCTATGCTCAATATTTCTTTATATGCTAAATGGTTAATGTGTAATTTCTATATAACAAAGAAAAAAGCACCCGTTATGGATGCTTAATCGTATATTCGTTCAACTAATACTGTTAACTCAGGTTCTTCATGACTTGCATATTGAATGTATTCAAATTGATAATCAGTTACTTTATGATTTACATTATTCAATTTCACTACACTCGAAACTTGCAGTGCTGCAATTAATCCTGCAATATCTTTATTAACTGTAGCAAACACTTTATCACCAAAATCATTTTTAAAATATACATTCATATTATCTCCACCTTTCCCACTCTATCTATTCGACAGAATAAGAGAATATCCTACAATGCAAAAAGCCATCACCGAAGTGACAGCTTTCAATGGGATGGGAGAAAAGAGAGAAAACAAATGGCAATAAGTATCTCTTCATTTAAGGTCGAGTACTCTCAACCTTCTCCAAGCCACCGCATCATGTAATTTTTTAGCTCTTATTAGCTACGCGCTTTACGTTCGGTGGCTAGGAGAAGACAAAGAATCTAATCTCAACTACTTCTCACGGGGCTAGCCTTATAGATGTTTCACCATGGCTTGTATTAAATCTATAAGCACGTGTGCTAATCCCGTGAGAAACAGTCGAAACCATCTCTCGTTTATACTCCATGGAGTCGGTCAATACTTCGGCCGTCGCATAGCCTTCACTGACCTATAGTCTTTACACAATACGATTATATCCAAGACGTATATGTTTCTCCCGACGCCTTGTTTGAACCAATACACTAGAGGGACGGAAGGGGAATGTTTCCGCTGTATTGGCTCAAACAAAGAGCAGAACTCTTTGCCCTCGTTTTGGTCATTAATAAGAATCATGAGTAATTACTAATGTACGATATCACGTATACTGTTTTAGATTTTTAGAATGCAAGCTTCACTCAATCATGAGCAACCACCCCATTCCATTTTCAAGAGACGACATAACAGAGAAATAGACTTATATTTATTATCAACCCAGAGGACGCATTCCGAGCTGATTGATAAATATAATAGAAACAGCATGACGAATGCGAGTTATCTCACACCCGCCACACTGGAATATGTCATCGTTATACATTCATTGGTCTTTTCGTCTTCACGCGGGTTCTTACCGCCTTGCCCGCCCTACTATGCGGTATACGTTACCGTGACATTCTCGCATCAGAACGTTTCACTTATAGGTGTACTAATCCTCTTCAATATGCGGTTGTCAAAGGGCTGTCCAAAGCTTTTTAATAAGCTTGTAAGATAATGATACGGTGATTCAAACATCTAGATATCCTCCTCTTTATCACTACTTTATCGGCTATTTATCGGTACTTTTTACTTATAATATGTATAAATTCAAAACAAATAATATAAAACACACTTTATCTGTTAAAAAACTGGTAAACTTAATAAATAAAATTATTATGGTCTTATTTCGGAGGTGCATCGTGACGATTAACACAATAAAAATAGATAATGTAAAGGAACAAGTAAAACGTCTTATACAGGATAATTCATATAGAGAGGTTACACCAGAAACAAGGTATAAAGTTTCCGGTATATATATGATATATATAGATAATTTCAGTAATGATAAAGTCGTTCCAATATATATTGGGCAGTCTAAAGATATACAAAGAAGATATAAGGAGCACTTCTGCGAAATACTGTCTTTAAATAGACTTCCGCATGAAAATTATTATGAGTATTTCTTCTCCGAATTCGGATCGTACTATGAAGGAAAATTTAAGGCCTGTAAAATTTTTAAATACATGATAGAAAACAACTGTACATTAAAAGACTTTCGTATGATCATTTTAGAAGAGACTGATGAGGCGGGTTTAGAAAGAAAAGAACAAGAATACTTTCAAAAGCTATTACCCTCATTCTTTGGTTTTAATCAACTAAATTCTTTTCTTGCAAATATTAAGTTTAAATTTAAACAAGATAAATTGACTAAATTAGAAATAAATAATTTTTTAGATATATGTCAGAAGGATATAGATAATATATATTCTTATTATGAATATGGATTTACACAATTCAATTTTAAACATGCATTTAGAAGAGATATTATGCCCCTATTAAAGAGAGCAGAACAATTAGATGATGCAACCCTATCAAAATGTAAAGAGGTAAATTCAAATATTTATCAATTATTCAGCCATTATAATCTTGAAAGTGAAATACATGCCGTTCAAGAATTGAATGTATACTATAGAGATTACCTAATGGTCAAAAAGCAATATGAAGATTTATTAAACCAACAACCCACAGGAATTATTATAAAGTTCCTAAAAAACATAGGATTATTCAATAAAAAAGAAAAAAAACTTGAACACATAGTATCTAAAAAAAGAAATGAGTGGATGTTCCACCGTAAAGCTTATAACACAGAACAAAAAATACTATTACATAAAAGATATCAATTAATCTTTCCTATATGTGAATTTAGACCTTTTTCCTTAAAGGACAAACCTAATACTATTTCATTAAAGGTAGATAAAGAAAATTCTCCTATAAACACTTGCTATCTTCAGATATACATTTCCAACAATGGGATTAACAGAAGTGAACACTATAGCAAAGAACCATATATTATTAGAATTGATTATTGTTACATCAATCCAGAAGGCAAGGAAATTCAAAAAGAATATTATATTAAAAATGAAACTACAGAGGATTGTAGGCGCGGGATAGCATACATTGAAAAGGATTTTCATGACCCGTACGCTACAAGGCCAAATCCATTTACAATTTCTCGTTTTAGACGTAATAAGATAGATAATTCTTTCATATCCATTTTATCTGAGTATAAACATGGAGTTAATGACTATACAATTACAGATAAAAGATTATATAAATTAGAAACTGTATTTAATAGACTTCAAAAATTAACTGATACTGAAACCAAATTCACTAAATACGCTTCTGAAAGTGATAATTGCCTAAAAAAATGCATTTCCAACGAACAACTCGATCACCATCCATTTGTTAAAAGGTTACCTATTAATAAGAAAAAATAAACTTTAAAGACTAGACAAATTAACATGGAATACACTCAAAAACAAAGGAGACTTTAATATTATTTAAAGTCTCCTTTGTTTTTAAATAATTCTTAACGCTGTAGCAATTGCCATGATCGCATTCTTTTTTTGGAAGTAATACCAATCGTTTTGCAACATCATTTGTGCCTTAACATTCTTATCGCTTACCCATCCAGTACTTTTAAGGTATTTACGCTCTATAATATCTCTCTGTTCAATGTCCAGCGAATGTTCTAAAGCTCTTTTGATCTGTTTGTACTTGTAATCATTTAACCTCCTCGTATCACGGAGTTCAGGGAATAACTGAATACTTTCACTTACACACTCCTCTTGATTCTTCATACGTACCTCTAAAGCTTTATAATTAAACAGCTCTTTTGCGACTATCTTCTGTATCTGCTTATACTCCTCATTCGTGATTTCTGGAAAGAATGCTAATTGCTCCATTTGGAATCCCCCTATTTCTGAATTTGTCTTTTTAACATCACATCAGGTACGTGAAATTTTAATATCTCTTTGTTGAATAAAGGAAACATGCATAGCTAGTAGCCCCCACCATCCACTCTGCATGGTTCCGTTATCCATTAAGCCTTTAATAATTTACGCGTCTTATTTGCCATCTTCTCTTTTGCTGCTTCAATGTTATTTGCTACTTTCTTATGGTCCTGATCAAATTGAATCATGCCATCAAACATAACTGGAGCTACTGCTTCATCAATATATTGCAAGTAATCCACTGGTGCTCGTTCTGTCTGTTCTACTAAGTACCCATAAATATCAAAGTCTGCTCTTGGTATAGACTTCTTGCCCTTCGGTTGATGAGACATCCTTATATAAGATTGAATGATTGATAGTGGTACTGCGAATACTGACTTATCCTTACTAAACTCTATAAGGAAGAAGCATATTGCTCCCATCTTTTCTGCTTTCTCCAGATAATCCAATTGATGCTGTGCAATGTTCTTTAAATCAAAACGTGTGTCCTTCTCTGTAGATTTAGCTTCAAACGCTATAGCTCGTCCCTTATACACACCGTCATAGTCTACTGTACTCTTAGATTCATAGAATCCATTTAATACACGGCCACCTTTACTTTTTAACACTTTCACAGGAGTCGGGCGCTTGTTTATAAGCGCCACCTCCCCTCTTTGATACATTTCGTTCGCTAGATTGATAAGCATTTCAAATGCCATTCCACGGTTACCTTGTCCCATTGTTATTCCTCGCTTTCTATTAAAAGGATTAATTTTGTTTAAATCTTCCTTAAATCGTATCACTATTGATTAACCTCAAATATTTTTCCTGTATAATACAATTAAGTAATTAATAGGAGTGTTATCCATGCCAGATATATTAAGACTCGTTATCTTTATTGTTATTGCAATTGGTGCAATCATTAACTTATACCTAGAGTTTAAAAAGCCTAAAAAAAGTATATTCTCAATAGTTTTTTTATCGATATTCCTTATTGGGGCCTCAGGATTAATTAAAGATATTTTATCTCGACTTTTATAGATGAATAAAACTAAATATTTCGTCAATAATGTATATGACATTAGATTTTCTCCTTGTTCCCCCTTGGAGAACCGAGCAGTTAGCTTTTGCTAGCTGCTTTTTTGTGCTAAATGGAGTATTTATAAAAAGATTTCTCAATACCGAATCCATGGAAACTATTTTCCTTTTATGGTAATGTATTGGTAATCCCATAAAGGTTTAGTGTTTCATTAAAAGGACCCGTCCCCCTAATCGGGTCCTTTTAAGCGTTCTCTACTCAAATAGCGTTTTTGTTTAAAATATCAGCTCTAATTAAATTAGATACATTTACCAGTATGTTTACCACAACATTCATGTTAGAATCCCTTGTGAGTACGACATAACTCGACCTTATGGAGCCCTGCATCCCTACTCGCAGGGCTCTTTTTTTATTTAAATTAACACTTCTTCCTTACTCCTCAACCAACTAAAACCATGTTAAAATTAACCCATAATCTGTAGGGAGGTATATAAAATGCTCTCACCGTACACATGTGTATCTTGTGATCAACCTCTTATACAACACGATGAACATTCGTTTATTCATTACTGCATTAATCCAAATTGTGAAGAAGCAAAACTGCACTTATCCCTGTTGGAAGAGATGGGGTTGTAAACCCTATCTCCTTTTCTATTCAAATAACGATTTTGTTTAAATTCAACTTCAATCCACTTTGATAAAGTTTATAATCTGTATAATTCATTTTTCAAGAAAGGCTAAAACAATGAGAAAATACTTTGGTTTCATTTCAATGTTTTTAACTGCATTCTTATTTTTCGGTTCATTTTCTAGATATATACACTTTGGTTCTTTAACTGGTATTTTTATACTATCTATCTCAATTGTTTTAGCTATTCTTGCTCCGAAAGGAGATACAGCGAAAAAAATCACTTTTGCTATTTTGATAATTTTAGGTATTTTAATTGCTTGTGCATTAATTATTGGTGCTATTATTGGTGCAGGAATGGCTGAATCGCAACTACAACATTTGAAATAATTCCTTTTCTCTCAAATAACTATTTTGTTTAATTTTTATAATACAACCGCTTGTCCATTTCACTTGGCTCTATCATTGCATTTACTATTAGTAATACGAATTTTTTAGAGGTGAATTATATTGGACGAGTTTTTATTCTCCGCTGCATTAAATCCGAGTTCTATCGGACCTACACTTCCACCTGTTCAAGCCTTTCAATTCCCTACAGGTCCCACTGGGGCTACGGGTAACACCGGACCGACGGGAAGTACTGGTATCACTGGAGCCACAGGGCCGACGGGTAGCACTGGATTCACTGGTGTTACTGGGCCTACCGGGAACACTGGACCTACTGGAAATACTGGGCCTACCGGGAACACCGGACTTACTGGCAATACTGGACCGACCGGGAACACTGGACCGACCGGCATCACTGGACCTACTGGACCCACTGGGCCTACCCTATTTTTCACTCCCCTTGCACCAGAACCTGAATCTATAGAACTTCCAGCAAATACAAATAACTTTCTAATTATGGAGGTCTTTGTCCCCATAGAAAATACTGGTGACAGAGTCCTGTTAAATGCGACAATTGGTACAAATATTAATGTTGCTATTGGGGGAGATCAAGATAGTTTCTTTAACTTAGATACCATTACCTATCAATTATTCCGTGATAATATGTTGTTAACTGAGGCATTTGTATCCGGCAACTATGCAACTGGCAGTAGTGGTGATTTTCTATATCCTTTTAACTCCACATTTACATGGATAGATGCCCCCGGAGATCCAATATTCCCACCAGATCCAATTCATTATCGTATTATAGCTAATATAGGGGATTTTAGTGAGACTGTAACATCAGTTCAAATCGGAAATCGTGGGTTTTCTGCTGTAAGATACCCGCCCGATCCGGTTTAATTGCAAATAAGAATTACTCATTCTACTATCAAAATGAAAATGCTAAATTTTATATGTTTAACAAACTGAGCAGTTAGCTACTTCAGCTAGCTGCTTTGTTGTGCTAAATGAAGTATTTATAAAAAGATTTCTCAATACCGAGCACACGAAAATTAATTCCCTTTTATGGTAATATATTGGTAATCTCATAAAAATTTAGTGTTTCATTAAAAGGACCCGCACCCCTAATCGGGTCCTTTTAAGCGTTTTTGTCTTACTTCACGCCTGTACTTCCGAAACCAGCCGAGCCCCTCTTACTAACCGATAGCTCTTCCACTTCTTCAAAATGAGCCGTTTCCACTGGCGCTATGACGCCTTGTGCAATCCTTGTTCCTCGTTCAATTAAATGAGCTTGCATGTTGGCTACTTTAGGTATTTCAATGTTATCTACTAGTAATCCAACTTCTCCACGGTAGCCACTATCCACCGTCCCAAGAGCAACTCTTAGCTTTGTATTACGCGTCATACCGCTACGCGGGCGCACCTGCAATTCATATCCTGGTGGAATTTCAAAAGCCAATCCAGTTTGAACAACTTTTGTTTCGCCAGGCCAGATAACTGTGTCCTCCGCTGCAACTAGATCAAAACCACTATCGCCCGGTTTAGCGTATTTAGGTAATTTCACGTCTTTTACTCGCTTAATCTTCACTCTTAATTTCATTCTTTCCCGCTCCTTATAAGTAACTTTTCAATTTCTCTTTCTGTTTCTTCAACACTTCCAAGGAAAGCTTCGTCTTCCGCTTCTCGTTATCCAATCCCACTAAGTGATATTCCATCTTACGAATTTCACTCTCTACTACTTGGAGTTCACTTTGCACCTGCACCAAAGTATCTTTTTTCATTACTTCCCTCCCTTTGCTTTGCTAATTAACTTAGTGATTTCATATACACCGTTCTCCATCTCCATCATTCCGAATACACTCCTTTTATTAGATTCCACAACTCTTGTTCAGTCATCTCATAAAGTTGTCGCCCTGTCTTTTCTTCTTTATAAACTCCTTTTTGTAGTAATACATCGATGTAAATTTGTTTCCTGTCCATGTTTCCTCCTAGCTTCTTTTCTCCTTAAGTCTCCTTGTAGGTGTAGTTGCTGCCCTTTGTGGACTCCATCCTCTTTTTAATACTCTTGTACTAAATGTGCTATATGAAATACCATTCTCTTCAGCTAAATTGACCATATCTTCCATTGTTGCCCTCAATTTCTTTACAGGCTTTTTCGCCGCTTCCTCTGGTGACATCCCTTTATAAACACGAGTTAAAAATGTCATTTTGTTAATCCCATTTTCTAATGCTAATCTCAACCACTTTTGTTCCCTAAATTGATATTTCCGAGGTGGTGTATTAATTGCGTTATCAATATCCCACCCCATTTGATAAACCCTACGATATAACATGTAATAGCCAATTCCGTTCTTCTCAGCTGCTTCATAATCTTCCTTTTCTAGCCATCTATTTATCGTCATACCGCTATGCCCCCTAATCCAAATTCATGATTTCTTCTAAGGTTCTATCCGAAATATAAGTAGTAATGATTTGTATCTTTCCGTATTTCTTTTTAGCCATTTCTATAGCTGTGCCCTCGGACTTCGCCTCAAACCAACGAAGCTTCCACTTCTCGTCTTTGTCGTAAAATTCTACTGAGTACGTCATAACGCTATTACTCTTTAAAAATCTTTCCGCTGTACTTGTTGCGCTATAATCAAAACTTCCTACTACATCCTCCAGTGTTAGTTGTTTCATGCCCCTAACCCCATTGGACGAGATTTAATTTTGTTCTTATCTGCCTGATCCATGATTAATACAGCGATTTCTAATTGATGCCTTCCTAGCTCTTTTGCTATTTCAAGAATATCTTTATCCTCATCCCACATTTCTCGTAATCGAATCACTTCACTTTCATCAAACAATAAGTCCAACTCTTCTAAAGCGATATATAAGTTACGACGCGATTTCTTCATGTACCTTCCCTGCTGCAACGCCATTGTATAATTCTCCTTTTCCAAATCCGTTCCAAGTCGTGGCATCCCATTTCCCCTCCAGTTGTAATTTATGAATCTCTCTTAGTTCCGCCATAACGGCATGACGTCTTCTATCCACTTCTTCAGGACTGCGATTCCCTGCTTCGCAAATACACGGTGCAAATTGATAGCAGCCATTCCCCATATCGTTCTGAATTACTCCCGTTCCTTCACATACACACATCGTTTATTCCCCCTTGTATTTAAAAGACACTTTTGTTTAGTTTTAAATATTTTCATTGATTGTATTGATAAATTCATTTAGTTCCGCTTTCGTTTCCAAATCCACTGTATTATTAGCAATCTCCTGTAATTTTTTAGATAGTGCTAATAAGAAATCTGCTGATACCGCCATCATTCGAGTTGTTTTTATTTCCATCTCTCATTCCCCTTTTTAATAAAATTAAAATTTGATAAGATTTATATTTAAAACGGCAATGCTTTTCTTCTGTAATCCTTTGTATCTTTGAAAACAATTGCCCTAAAGTTATTGAAGATACGCGACACAATTCTTTCATCATAAGCACCTTCTAGGCGCTCTCCTGTAAGGTTTGTCGTAAAGATAGTAGATTTGCCTTGCCTTCCATCAAAAACATCGAATAACACCCTGTTAATGAAGTTTGTTGCTTTTGTATTCGCATCTAGAGCCCCTAACTCTGCTCCCAAATCATCGACTATTAATACTTCTGCCCTTACTAGGATTCGTATAATTGAATCCTCAGTTAAGGTAGAATTTTTATTGAACGTACTTTTAATCTTCCGTAGCAATTCACCAACTGTAACGAAGACAACTGACTTCCCTGCACCTGCAAGTTGATCTGCGATAGCATAAGCCAGATGCGTTTTCCCTGCTCCGCAATTCCCGGCCATAATCGTGTTAAACACTTTCTCATTGAGATAATTCGTTGCGATGCCCTTTGCGAGTTCAAGGTTCTTCGCTCCTTCCTCGCTAGTAGGTTGGTAATTATCAAAATTGGCTTTCTTAATGTTGCTATCGGCGATCATACTTTGTTGATGGAACATGAACTTCTTCTCATTCGCCTTATCCGCATCATATTTCGCTTGTTCCTGTTGCTGAAGCTTTTTACTTTCGTTTTCAAGGAAGCATCGAGGGCAAACAACTTGTCCACCGAACTTCATCTTATTCATGCCATGTGTATCACATACATCAGAATCCATAGTCATATTCACCTTTTTGGCTATATCGGTTGGTATTGCTGCCACCGCTCTCTGCATTGTTTTGCGCTCCTTTTTTAGATTTCATTTGGATTGTTAACTGATCGAACTTTTCACGTAGCTTTTTAGCAGATAAGATATTCCCTTGCCAGAATGGATCTGCTTGGCACCAATCAATAACATCTTTAATCTCTTGTGGCTCTCTGTTATCTCGTTCTCGCATTAATCTAAATTCATTTGCCCATGAATCGAATTTAGGCCCTTTTTGTTTAGGATTATTACCCTTAATTAGTTCGAACAAATATTTCGCTGCATTGGTGTCGCAAGTTTCAAACTTGTGACGGGGAGGTTTTTCTTTCTTCTTTTTATCTTTTTCTTTATCTATATCTATTTCTTTATCTTCTTCTATATCTGTATCGTCACGTGACGTCACGCAAACGTCACTTTCTTCACCTTTGTTTTCTAGTGCTAATTGCTGTTGTTTCTTACGTTCACGGTACTTTTTGTTTCGTTCTGCATTCAATTGTTTTACACGTTCTAAACCGTCGATGTTCTGATGTTTCTCCCAATTCGAGATGCATATGTACTGATCATCAGTAACATCAATCATTCCAAACTGTTTAAATGTTTGTAGTGCAAGTCTCACAGTTGCTATTGGTCTATTAAAAAGTGTTGAAAGCATTTCTTCTGTAAAAGGAATGTTCTCGCTCAAGAAAATGTAACCACTAGCATTTGTTTTTCCTGCTTGAGACAGCAATTTAATCCAAATGATTAGTAGTGTATCTGCCTCTGGTAAACTTTCAATTAATCGAATCTTTTCATCTTCAAACATACTAGTAGAGAGTTTTATCCATTTAACATCTGCCATTTAGTTCACCTTTTTCATCCAACATTCATAACTCACATTGTCTTCCATGCCAGTAAACCGAACCTTTTCTCTCCCCCTGAACTTACCTTCATGATAAAAAGTTCTTTCTGCCCTATATATTCGTTTGATTGGCGTTACATAGTCATAACCTCGTTTTTCTAAATCCCGAACTGCTATTAACATCTCTTTCATCGATCCACGCCTTACAGGTATCTTAAACATCACGCATTCTCCCTTTCGCATAACGCTATGTCGCCTTGAACCTTAATTACTTTGTATCCTGGATAGCGATCGGGGGTAATGTACTCAATCGCCTTTACTCTTGCTTCTTTTTCATTCCGTGCGCCCTTCCACACCCACTTCGGAAGGACGACTTTAGATTGATTTTTGTCAAACATAGGCTTAGCACCTCCTTAGTTTGTTTGTTCTATTTTTTCTGCTTGTTCTTCAATTTCAGAAGTTTCTTTTTCAGCCTGTTTAACCCACTTTGTTGATTTCTTAAGTACTTCTTCAGCTTGTTTTAATGTCAATTCGCCAACTTCTTTAATACTTAAGTGTCCTTTAATCGTGTCTTCATCCACTTTTCGAAGAGTAGCTAATTTTTTTATGTTTAATTTGATTGCACCGACCTGTTGAGCAGTAATCATTTCCTCTTGGATTTCTGGTAAATCTTCACCTGCATAGATGTATAATCCTAATCCGTGAAGTGCAATTGCTTTTACTAAGCACCGTTGGATACTTGTGTTAATGTCAAAGCTGTTAGGCTCTGCAATTGGCTTGTTCTGATTGTTAAGTATTGGGTGAATTTGACTTAGTGGTATTCCTTGTACAGTTACTTCAACCTCTACAAAGTAACCACAATCTGTTTTGAGGTAAGGCGCCCCATTAAATCGTTTTACTTCCCATGTTGCTGTTGGATCAACCTCACGAAGTTTTTTAACTGCCCATGCCCATGATAAGTAGTTAAAGCGCCCTTTCTTTTCAACATGTTCCGTGCAATCTATTTGAGCTAATTTAGAAAAGTAATTTTCAATTATCATATGAATCTCCCTCTCCTTTAAAATGGTGATACTTCTGTTTGTTTACTAACTTCATATACTTCCGTAAGTGCCTGTAATCCGTATTCATAGGCTACAACCATTGATGCAGCGTTAGGTTCATTACTTTGCTTATAGCGTTCAACTAAACTCTTCATAATTTGAATTTCAGCTTCAATTTTGTTTTGTAAGGCCATCTTATTCACCTGCTACTTTCTCTGTAGAATGAGACTTCACATATTGAGTAATGCACTCTGTTTCTGCGTGTAGGTAAGTACCATCGAAATCTAAGCAACTTTCACCGAAGTATATTTCTCCATTGCAACCCGCACACTCTTCAATGAAGTCTCTTGCTGATGAATCGTGGTGATTTCCGATTAACATTCTGTTTTCAATCATTTTTCGTTCCTCCTTATTTACTGAGAGAAAACTTATGGTATAATAGAGGTAGCTAATTTTAGGGAATGTTTTCTCTACAGCGCTCGTTGCCATCGAGCGTTTTTTATTTTTCAATAGCTAACTTTCTGAAAAGTTGTTAAAATTTAGTTACCGATATGTGTAACAACCGGCCCGTGCTTCTGTACGGGCTTTTTTGATGCTTTCACGCATCACAATACCCAGGAACCTGCCTATTAGGTGGAGCATTCTATTAGATTCCTGAATATTAAGACAGGCAAAAGCTTGTCCTACTAACTTTATAAAGACGCCATTACAAACATAATCCCTTATAGGTTCTATGGATTATCAACTTTTTTCATAATTTTTATCTTTGTTTTTTACATCCATAATTTCGTAACATCTTTATATAATGTTTTATTGAATTTTGTGTTAAACTTATAACGTTCCAAGAAGTCCTTTACTTTTAGAATCGACAATTCTTTAATACCCTTAGTCTTGCCCTACATCCCCTGTAGGGCTTTTATCGTTCAGCTAGAGTGATATACTTCTTGTATGTTTCCTCAACCTTATCTGCGCTGTTATGTACACCCCTAGCTCTTAAATCCTTTATGATCCACAAAAGTTTCTTTTGTTCATATTCATCACGCTGCTGTTTATTCATTACTGTTCATCCTTCATAAACCTTTTGTCTATTCGATCCATAAGTTGAATGAATCCCACAAGCCCGATAACTGCCACCAGAATCATTAAATGTGAGAATATGCTTTCTTCCATCATTTAAACCGCCACCTTTATTATTTAATGGTCAAGTTAACCTTAACTAATATGACCTAAGGTCAAGTTAATGTTGTTTTAAAAATGACCTCATCCTACTAAGTCATCCATTGTTGTTGATAAAGCATTGGCTATTTTTTTTAATGTTTCAATCTTAGTTGATTTAACACCTAATTCTATCTTCGAAACCATGCTCTCACTGATTTGTGATAGTTCAGCGAGTTGTTTTTGTGTAAGTTTTTTACTCATACGAAGTTCTTTTATGTAACTCCCTTTTATTTTCATCGGCTTCACCTCTCGATTACATTTTCATTGTACACCTAACTTGACCCTAGGTCAATTATTTGTTTAAAAATTTATTTTTTAAAACAAGAAATGGACTAGTGGTCAAGTCTTATGTAAAATATATACTATAGTCAATGTAAAACAAAACCATTAAAATTTCATATAAAACAGCTATTAAAGGGGAATAAAATCATGTTACCTATACTATCCATTAGGATAAAAGAACTAAGGAAAGAGAGAAAATGGTCTCAGAAAGAATTAGGAGAAAAAGTAGATGTTAGTGAATCTTTCATTTCGAAAGTCGAATCTGGAAAGAAGCAACCTTCAAGAGAAGTAACTGCAAAAATCGCAGAAGTATTTAATGTAACTACAGATTTCTTGTTAGGGCGAAGTGCAGAAGAAAAACTAAACGAAATGTTAGACGTAAAATTCAGGGCGATGAAAGAACGATTAGCTAACCTCCCTGAATCCCAACGTGAAATGATTATGAAACAAGCAGAGAATTTAATGGCAGAGTTCGAAAAATTAAATAACCAGCCGGAAAAATAGCCAACCCCATTACGAGGCGTGGCTATTTTTTTGTTCTGTATTAAACAACATTTCAATATATGAATCAATTGTTTGCTCATCGTTATTAGATAATTCAGCAGCTTGCAATAAAAATTCCTTTAAAACCTCATCTCTTGTCATCCCCGACATCCTCCAATAGCTTTATAGTGATTTGTGAATATTTCACAATTTTTTCTTGAATATTAAATCCGATATTTAGGAAATATCCCTAGAAACAGCGAATGCGATTGCCTCTATTGAGACAATCGCATTCATAATATTTATATCGTAACCTTTGGGAACGGGATATTAGCCCATTCCGCCTCCAGGATCAACCATCATTCTATACGTATTTTCCTGAACAACCTTTGCTGTTTGCGCTGACTGTTCTTTCTGCTCTTTAGCAGGAGTTATGTATAGTACTCCGACTAAGGCAACTGTTGCTACTATAGCTAACACTTTTTTCATTTAGCATCACCCTTATATATTATACCAATTTTATTAAATTCTACCAACATTTTTCTAGGTAATTTGCTATAAAACCTATTACCTGCACACTCGAAATCTACTAATGATTCTTTTAATAAATCAATGTCTTTCAACGCATATCCTAATATGCATTTTTTCATAGGACTCAACTTCTCATCTTTTCTTTCAGTTTCCTTTAAAAGTTTCACCGCCACATCAGAACGACCGATTAACACTTGATAAAAAGCTTCTTCACATACGTTATATATTTCGATTTCCTCCAGTCCTTTATTATAGACAAGCTTAATAAAAGCTAAAGTATTCATAACATTTTCTTTTCTTTTAATCGCTCTCTCAAAATGGCATGCACCTAACATTTCTAACGATTTATTGATGTACCAAGAAGCTCTTTCATAACTTTCGAAAGTATAAGATTCTGCAAGGTATACCAAAGCTGACACCCTTAAAAGAGAAAAACAATTTTTATCATCTTTTAAATGCATAATTTCATGACACAATTCTCTTGATCTATCAACATTATCTTGCATTAAATAGGCGTAAGATAAGCCTTCTTTAATTCTTCCCGCATATGCTGTTCTAATAAAAGCATCTTGAATTTCTTCGACTTTAGGCAGTAATACTTCAGCGTATTCGAACAATGAATTGTATTTCTCTAAATCATACATCGTATAAAAAGTTAGTATTCCGTATAAAACCTTCATTTCTTGTGTCTTAATTACCTTACTTTTCTTACGATCTTCTAATTTCTCTAATAAATTTTTACCACTAACGACACCTTTACTTCGCATCCATACCAATTCGTATACATAAGCCCATTCTCTATTCATCGCCAACGAGGACGTTTTTTCTATATCTACAATTAATTTTAATAATTCTAAGTCACCTTTTGAATTTGCATATTCCATTGCAATTCTCAAATTTTGTTTGCTCTTTGTAACCGAGCAAAACTTATGCATCATCTCTTTTTTCTTTAAAACATTGTCATCGTACAAGATATTAAGCAACTTAATCATATTCCAAAAATTAAATTGACTTTTACCTGATAAGTTTTTCGAGAGTGCCCCTCCTGAAATACCTAATTCTTTTGCGATATCTTCTTGATTCCTTCTTTGAAAATCAATTTCATCGATAATGCTACTTAAGAATTTCATTAATGCTTTTCTATTTAACTCTTCTTTTTTTTGTATAAGTGTCTGATCCATCAAATTTGCTCCTTTTGGAACAAAGACGCTTCGCTATTTTCCTCAAATTATAAACAGGAAATTCATACCACAGTAATGCTTTAGTAATATCGGCATGTTATAATGTAATTGTTACTCATGAAGTGACCGAAAAGAGACTTATGGCAGATGTTCCCCTGGTGAGTCGGGCGAACGGTGTAAGAGTGGTGCGAACACTACTTACACACGCTGTGAGTCTTTTTTTCGTTCCGTTTATTTTATTATTTTCATAATATCATATTTTTGCCAAAATTCAGTCGTGTGGTTATCAGAAAAATGTTGAGAAAGTTTGAAAATAGCTGTATATCAATGCTTTCTCGCGCTTACGGATGAGGATATGCAATAGTGCATTTTTCCGTAGGAAGTGCCCAATGTACATTTTACAGTATTAACCATGAGAGCTTATGAAGAGCTTAACGGACGTCAACAAGGGCGTTTTGCTAAGCAAGTTTCTTTGTACGTGAAAATGTTGCAAAACAACAAGGATATACTATGAGTTGATTTGAAATATTATTATTTTATCGTTGAGGGCTAGGCCCTCTTTTTTTATTTTGACAATCATAACACATAGAAAAGCTAAAATATAATGGTAACGACTTTAAATTTTTCCTTATATATATCCAAAAGGACAAATAAAAAAGGGGCCCCTTAATCGGTAACCCCGTTTACAAATATTTCAATTTCATTACTTATACTACAACTTTTTCCCCTAACCAGATATGATCTAAATAATTACATAAGCAATCTGGAGTACTTGCATCCTTCGAGAATTGATCTATTACATCATATATAGCTAAATTCACTCCAACCCTCTTGGGAAAATACATAGGTTTCTTTTTACCTACATCTTGACGTATTAAATTCAAAAATTTAACAAGAAACTGTATTTCAAATTTCCCCCTGAAAATCTCTTGATAATTTTCTCCATCTATTTCTTCCAATAGTTTTCCAATAATATCCTGATTGATTATTATTGCATCAGGAAACTTATCAACTAATGTTTCCAGATTATATTTAGATGTTACACTATCTAAACTCATAGAAACAAAATCATCGATTTTTACATTTCTTAAGTTTAAGGTGCTTACTTGTTCTTTCCTATTTGCATCAGCTTGACACATTAACCATACATTCAATAATTTTATAGATTCATGAAATTCCTCTTGGCATTTTCGGAATAAATTCATTGCAATATTAAAATGTTCATCCATATCATCAAACGTAAATGTATCACGTAATATATTAGCAACGGCTTCTTCTGTAGTATAAAAGTTTTCAATTGAATGAAATGGGGTTTCATAAATTAAGGGATTACCATAAGATTCATCAAAATCCTTATCAACAAAATACATGATTTTCCCTTCATCATACTCCGGTTTTGATTTTATCCATTTGTACGTCTCAATAACTTTATCTTTCCCATTACATTGAATGAAAATTGGTTGTATATTATTACATTTAATTTTAACTCTTAGTTTATAGTACTTCGCATCTTCACCTTCCACGACACAGAAAGGCGAACTCTCATTCTTAGGATATAGCTTCATAAACCTAAGAATTCCAACTACCTTTTCTGATCTCTTTTTAGCCATTTGTGCTACTCTATCCCCTACTATTTTCCCCCCATTATTCATCGTGTACCAACAACCTCTTCAATTAATAGCTCCATACTTTGTGTATAATTTTCTAATTCATTATTAAAAACGAATGGTGAGTGTGTGACTGCAAGTAAAAAATCACATTTTTCCGACTTGGTAATATCCGGTAATAATCTTTCTTGCCATTCAATTGAAAGAGAGAGTTCTGGTTCATCGAATAAAACTATGAAATTCTTATTAGAACTTAAATATACTCTACAAAATAGTGAAACAATTTGCTTTTCTCCAGACGACAAATCTTTTAAGTTTATATTTTCACCAGAGCTCTTTTCTATAATAGAAATTTTAACATCGCTTTCATCATAACTTATCTTTTTATTAACTAAATATTCATTACAAACTTCAGTAAACATCTTTATTGCTTCTTCTTTTTCTCTATGTAATTCATAGATATCAATTAATTTAGATAGGAAAAATATTAATGGCTTATATGTTTGCTTATTATCATCAAACAACTTATCCTCTTTTACTAATTTTTTAATTTTTTCTTTATCGGGATTTTTAAGATTTTCTCCAACTCTATCTAATACAATTTCCAAAGTATCTGCATTTTTCACTTTTTCCTGCATTTCTTCGCTTACATTTTCATCATGTACTAGATGTGTAATCATTTCTCCTGTTACATGCGAATATCCTTTTAGTGCTGAACTTTTTATCTTTTCTTCAAGGTCATTAAATACTTTTTGAACATCATCCATTCCAAACTTTATTAATTCTCTAGCCTCCGTTTTGCTCATATTATCTTTATACAAATCTAAATCGAATCCTAATTTATTAAGGTCTTCTTCTATTCTTCTATACGTCGGAAAATACAAAATCTCTTGCTGAACATACTTATCAAGCTTACGGATCAATTCAAATTTTTTAGTGGTATAATTAGTAACATCAATCCGCTTATTCAACACCTCATTCATTAAACTTTTAGGAACTTTACCTTCTTTAATTACAAATTCAACTATTTCTTGTACTTTTGCATGCGAATTCATCTTATTCATAAATTCCCTGTATTTTTTCCTTGGTAAAACGTTTTCAGCTAAAGCCATCAATTGAAACATTGGGGTATTTTTTCTATTACCATAAAATTCATTATTTTTCTTTCCATTAAATTTTGGTTCCATTTCGACTTTACTAAACTTTATTTTCTCACCAGAAATAAATTCTATTTCAATATCCCCAAATTCAAATTCTGCTATTCTATCAAATTCTTTACAGATAGTATAATATAAAATATTAAGTATTGTAGTTTTACCTATTCCATTTTCACCAACAAAAATTCTTATATTCTCATCAAAACTAATATTTACATTACTTCTTCCAAATAATTTATTAATTTTAAAATTTTTTATTCCAAATGGCTTTTTTGAACTCAACATATGAACCCAACCTTCTATATTTGTAATATGTCATATTGTAACATTTTACCTTAATACCTGTAATTATACAGTTTTTAAAGGTTGATGAAGCAAAAGAATACGAAAAGTGTTTAAAAGTAAAGCAATAGCCTTGAATCATGCTTCTCAATGCATAAAATTACTTAACATGATAAAATAATATTCGGATGGGAGTCCAATACATATTATTAAAATTAAAGTGGTTCAAGTCGGAAGGCACCTTTGGGTGTCTTTTTTTATGCATTAAAAAGGTATCGACAGCATTCCATAGAAAAAACAAGCTAAGAGTATGCGAGATTTTATACAGTTTTTTGGCTAATCCAGTAACAAACGAGAACCCTAAAACCGCGCCAGGATAGGAATGTATAAAAAAATGCATAGATTCATAGAACAAAAAAAGGAGGTTCCCTTGTTAAAGTAGGTATTCCTCCTTGTCCTTGCTACCAATAATTTTAGGACGTTATGTTAACCGAGTATGTATACAGTATTCATGATACCTTTTTTAATCATTTTTACATAGCCGTTCCAATAAAANNNNTTTTATTGGAACGGCTATGTTTCATGTTATTGCGGCCACATAGTCGCTGGGTTCGTTATCCTAAATGTGGAATCCTTCCGGCCTAATTGATCATTCGGATTTATAGAAGAGAGGTAAAGGTGAAAATTCGCGTGACGAATGTAGTACCCAGGGAAATTGGATGCACGAAATGATACAAACTCCCAGTCGTATGGATATGCAAGTCCTTGTTCTAGAATAAAAGTTGAATCTGCCTGCATTAATGAGTCTGTCGGATTGTCCGGGTGAAGCTTGATTCGGAAATCTTGATGCCGTAAGAAAGAATTCGGATAGTTGTAGGAACGAAGTCTTACTAAATTTCGACTTTCATCAACCCACTCCAAATTAAACGTAGCATCCATTTTATCTAAGTTACTTTGAACTGGAGTGAGTTCTCCAAGAAAGTTTTGGTGACGGATGAACCTATCCTGAAAGTTAAAAGATTGAAAAGAACGCCAAGCCATAATATCCCCTCATTACTTTAAAAATATTTCTAACATTGTATTTAATTATATACATTCTGGATGATTGTCCATATGTAATTGGGCAAAGTCTAACTGGCCTAGTGACAGGATTAGTGTCTTAGACCGCAAAACTATAGTGTTCATTGATACTATTGACTTTGAGGTCAATCAAAAAATACGTTGAATTGACTTCCTCTAACAAAAATTATGTGAACACGAAAGTCCCCCAGTTAAACAATCTGGAGGACTTTTAATAGTCTTCTAAATACATTGAATCCGGATAATAGGACGTTATGTTAACTTCACATGAATATGATATTCATTAATTTTTAGTACTTTATATACAACTCGCACAATAAATTGGTAATATGTGTATTTATTTAATTTAGATTAAACAAATACACTTAAAATAAAATGAAAAAAGAGGGGAATTATTATGTCCAATTATTGGAGATCACCTATATCAGGAGACAGCAATACTCCCAATACAGCAGGCGTAAGCGGTATAAGTAGCACATATAACGGTGTTCTGGGAATTACCACTGCAGACGGTCATTCAGGTGTAGCTGGCGTTTCTGATACAGGGAATGGGCACGGTATATATGGTAGAAGCGCTCAAAATGATGGAGTAGTTGGTACCACAAAAGGAAATGGAAAAGCAGGTATAGCAGGCGTAAACGAAGAAAGCAATGGAAACGGTGTCTATGGTCGAAGTAAGAATGGAAATGGAGTAGTAGGGTACAGTTCTTCTAATATTCATGCGGGTATAGCCGGAACAAATGACAACAGTGCAGGTGTTGGCGTTTATGGTAAAGGTGGTCGATTGGCAGGCATGTTTGAAGGAAATGTTCACGTTACTGGTGACATTGTCCTTTCAAATGCTGATTGTGCTGAAGACTTTGATATATTTGAGGCTGATACAATCGAACCTGGGACTGTCATGATTTTTGGTAAAGGGAATTCGTTACAACAAAGTCAGTATGCATACGATAAACGAGTTGTTGGTGTAATCTCTGGCGCAGGTAATTACAAACCTGGCATTATTTTAGATAAACAGCAGTCGCAGATAAACAGAAAACCAGTTGCTCTAATGGGAAAAGTATATTGTAAAGTAGATGCAAACTATGCATCAATTGAGGTAGGGGACTTACTGACCACATCTGATACTCCAGGACATGCGATGAAAGCAAACGATCCGTTGAAATCTTTCGGTACGGTCATTGGGAAAGCAATGGAACCGATAAAAGAAGGGCAAGGATTGATCCCGATTCTAGTTGCTTTGCAATAAGGGGGAAGACTCATGTGGTATAGAGTACCAACGAGTTACATGAACAGCCGGATTGAAATCAGTCGGATTAGAATGAAAGTTTTTATTCGTAATGAATCAAATGCCATCCTTAATTTTGCTAGTGATCAAGTAAAATCGGGCAGCTACACTCCAGGCTGGAACCCGCCTGCTGTCATAAACCCTGGCGAAAGAAAAGGATTTCAAGCGGAGGGAGATCGCTTCATTGTAGCCACTACAGGAACGGAGGGCCGAGTACGATATAACATCGTTGATCCAGCAGGTGGTAGCGGTGAGCTTTACATTCATTGGAATAGTCCTCTTATAGAATCACAATATGGCAATACGTTTCACATATGGGCACCACCAAATTGGGAGGTTTCGCATTGGGGTGGGCAAGGTCATGAAGCAGAACTTGAGATTCGTCTGCGCCGTACAGATATTCGAAGTGTTCCAAAATTCAATCCAAAAGGAAGAAGTTTAGCTTTTGGTAACGGAACTTGGAATAAAAATTTACCTGTTATCTCCGTAGGGTTCTTGTGGAACAGATTGTTTGAATCGTTACCTGGACCATTAGGGGAGTTAGGAATCAGTAAGGTTATAGATGAGAACTGGCTGCCAATAACACATACAGATACCGGAATGTGTGGAGGAATGGTGTATGCAGTGATGGACTACTATTATCATCATTTACTTCCACCGACACAAAGCACAAATCCATCTTCACAAGATGATCCGTTGTTTAAGTATATTCGTGATCGATTATGGGATAGTTTCGATGTCGGAGGACAAGGACATCGTTATCTAGGCTATTCTTCACCGCATTATCCAAATGGAGACAAGGGGGTTATTCAAAATGTTGCTGGTTTAGCAAGGGGACGTTCTTGGATAACTTATCGAGAAGAATGGCCGCGTATTCAAGCTGATATTGATGCCGGGAGATTGTCACCCGTAGCACTAATTCAAACAGATGCTTTAGAAATTGGAAAGAATCATCAAGTACTTGCGTATGCCTATAAGAAAAGCGGTCAAGTAGTTCATCTTTATATTTATGATCCTAATTTCCCTCATGAAGAAACAGTCCTGAATTTCGATGTTACGTCTACTAGTGGAGAAGTAATGATAAATCGATCTAGAGGGGATGATCGAATTTATTGTTTCTTTAGAACCAATAACTATGTCCCAAAGCTGCCTCCTAATGGTCGTCGAATTCAATCGCTTAAGGAATCAATACTTGCTTCAACACCACCCACACTTGATTCAACACCACTGACACCTCCTTATTCTGCACGAAAAGCAATTTCAGGAAGCGGCACAAACTCGTTAATGAACTGGATGCGTTCATTATGATTAATTTATATATTAATTCACTTCCGCTAAGCAGAAAATACAATAAGCTGTCCATATGGGCAGCTTATTGTATTTTCTGCTTAGCGTGTTTTTCCACCTCTTCTTATTAATCTAGGCCGAATAATATTTATAACAATGATAGGTAGTAGGTACTCTTAGGTTAATGGCGATATGATGATACCCCTAAACGAATAAAACATTTTAATATAATAAAGTGATATTAGGATTATATTCCAATACATATTATTAAAATTAAGATGGTTCAAGCTGGAGGAAGGCACCTTAGGGTGTCTTTTCTTTCTATTTATAACTTTTTTTACAAATTATTTGAAATATTATACAAGTAATTATATCATTATATAGTAATTGATTGTAATTATAGAAATATTTAGGAGGATTTTTAATGAAACTAGGAAAATTAGCATTAGTCGGAGCTTTAGCTTTAGGTGGATTTACAGGTTTAGCGGCACTGGATGCAAAACCAGCAGCAGCGTCAGAAAAAGCAGTACAATATGCGAATCCTTATGATCCTTGGGAAATTGACAATACTTGGATTTTACAGTATATCGACCCAATGCCAGATTCTTACAAGCAAAAGTTGGTGTCTAGCTATAAAACTGGGTATAATTTCACACTTATGGCAGACTGGAACTCGTCTTTAGCATTAGGTAAGGATCAGGTAAAGATTTTCCGTGTTGCAGATGATGGTAGCGGTGAATTATCTCGTTATAAAACAATCGACTATCATGTAGTTGCAATTGGCGTAACTCAGGCGATCTGGGACACTACAATCACTGATAATTATTTACCAGGCACTTACATTGCTGTATCTTATATTAATGGTAAGCACTTGAAGTCGGATTTCTTCACTATCAATAAATAATGGACTACCGTCCTAAGCAAGGCGGCATAAACTGCTTACTCTTATCTTAGATACTACAGTGATGGTTTCATACATAAAATATGATTATCAAATCGGAGGAAGGCACCTTATGGTGTCTTTTCTTTTGTTTGAAACACATTCTGCCAAAATACCTGTATCTTTATTGTTTTACGACTCACATGAACCAACAAACTTCGTATATACAATTTGTTATCCTAAATGGGTTGACAATACGAACAGTTATAGGAGGATTTTGTGAATGGTAAAAAAAGCTTGTGTAAGTATTATTACTGGAATTCTTTTAATAAGCTCAACAGGATGTACCACTCAAACTGATTCCATCGCAGCTCAAACTCAATCAATAGATGGTACATATACAACAGAAGATATCACAAGCGCATTTCCTGTAGGGACACCCATAACTACTTATATTCAAAAAGAAGAAAAACTGAACGTAAAACATCTCACCAGTATTAAGCTTACGGATGGCGGCGTCGGTAGAGTTTTGGAAGCAACGGATGGTTTTGTTGTCGTATGTGGGAATGAAAAAGGAATTTTTGATGTATTAATATTTAAAACTATGGAAGATGTAGAGAAATATGAACAAGGTTTGGCGTTATAATTAATATCCTTCCAGCATCCTCATATACACCGAATTTATTATAGATTACATAAATAAGCTCACCGATATAAAATAACCCACCTATTTCCGTAGGTGGGTTATATCTTTATTACACAATACCAAAGTATACTCTCTTTTTCTTGTAAACTTTATGCAATTATACATACTTGTAAAAAACACACTATATAAATATTACATGTAGTAAAATATAAATTGTGGATACATTCTATAAAGCAGATTCTTTTGAAAGACGTAGCATATTGATCTCAAATCTCTTGATATTTTGTGAACTAACAATCTGGTGTATATAGACGATTCTGTTTTATAGGATGTGTTTACACGTATAACAAAGGGGTAATACGTGTATATTTATATAAAATTAAAGTAGTTCAAGTCGGAGAAAGGCACCTTAGGGTGTCTTTTCTTTTGCACATTAAAAAACTCACCATCCAACAGAAATGGCGAGATCCTTGTATATTGTTTAATATCTTGTTTTCTCTAATACTTTTCTTCTTAGTTAAAAATTTATTAGCGTCATAAACCAATAACCAAAAATTATTACAGAAACTACAAGTCCCATAGCAGCACCTACCAACATTTTCCCCTCAGGACCATTAATAAGCTCTTTTAAAACTTCTTTTGCTATTCGCTGACCTTTACCACTTAAAGTTATTGAAAGAATAAAGAATATTACCACTAATACAAATGAAAAAATTATTAGTTCCATGAATTATGTACCTCCCTAATATATGTGCGCTATTAATTAACCAATAATTTCCTTATACATTATATCAGCTAGGGTACACGGAAATATAACGAATTATTTTTATAATTTAATTTATTAATTGATACCGCATTAATACAGGATAGTTCAAGTCAGAGGAAGGCATCTTAGGGTCTTTTTTCTATTAGACAAAACAATATAAATTATATTATAAATATAAAAGGATAAAAGGAAGGTAAGTGAATATCATAATTAATTTTGAACCATTTAACCCAACTATAAATGACTTAGCAATCAAGCTGGCTATGATACTGTTTATACCGTTATTTTTAGCGTTGCTTGTAAAAGTAATACTTATGAAATTTATAAGGGAATCAATTGCTGGCAGATTAGCAAGTCTATCTTTGTTAATTTTCATGTATTATGTATTTAAATTTGTTACAGAGTAG